ACAATCGAGATTCACGACGAGGAGCAGTCCATCACGGTCTGTGCGCTCTGCGGCAATGACCAATGAAACTGATTGAGCGTAGCGGCGATCCGGCTGAGGACATGCGGCGGTTCCTGTCCGCGCTGGACGTACCGATCACGGCAGGCATCATGGAGATGCGGCTCGATGAGGCTTTAGCAAAGGCTAAGGCCGAAGGTGCCCGAGAAGCGGTGGAGCGGATACTGGTAGCCGTCGCCGCAACGAGCACGATTAGCGGTGGCGCCCGGAGGGTGATTGCCGCCATCCTCCATGAGGAGAGGCAACGATGATTGCCGCGAAGATCGGCAAGGTGCTTGGAGCATGGTGCGACAGCGAGCGTGAGTCCGCATTCGTGGTGCTCACGAGCGAGGATGAGATTGCGGCTATAGCCCGCGTGGCGATAGGCGAGCGGCATCAGGTCGCGGTGCCACTGCCCGAACTATTGCGGCCCGCGCTGGTATTCGGCGCTCGCTCGCTGATCTTCGCGCACACCCATCCGTCTGGAAACCTCGGAGTGTCCACGCTGGACATGGAACTGACACGGCGGATTCTGGATGCGTGCGGCGCCGCAGGACTGACTCTCACCGATCACTTGATCGTGGCACCCGATGGACGGGCGGTATCTATGGTCGCGGCGCAGATGCTACAGGCGCCGCAACCGAGGCTAGACATTGCGGCAGTGCCGCAGTACACTAAGGCTCTAGGGCACACACAGAAAGGCTAGGAGAAAAGCAATGACTACCAAAGAACTAAGCGGCGAGCAACTACTCCGCGCTCGCATGGAGCAATGGGAGTACGGCGCTGAATGGATCGCCGCACTCGATGAAGCCCTCGCCGCAGCCAAGGCCGAAGGCGCTCGGGAAGCGGTGGAGCGGATACGACCCATTGCGGAAACTATCGTTGACGCGCTCCGCATCAGGATGCCGAATCATAGAGGCGCGGCTGACGATCAGGGCTTCGATGAGGAATGGGAAGCCATCGAAACGTTACGCGACATTCTCTATGAGGAGGCGGCGCGATGACTCACCCGCTCGATCCGTGGTCGCCGCTCTACTCCGAGATGGTAGATGCGGGCCGTGCTGGGCCATACAGGTTCGGCGGCGAGCCTCCATATGGCAGCGCGGAAACCTGTCAGGCATCGGTGCCAGTCGAGCCGCAGTACTTCACCCGCTGCGGCGAGCCGATTGCGGCGGTCGCGCCGCATCCTACGGTGCCTACCTCAGTCCTGAACCTGTGCATTGTTCACGGCACGCAGGCTTACGAGCGCGGCGCCGCAGTGCAGTTTCGATGTTCTGTCTGCGGCAAACCTTATCGGTGGCCGTCGAGCCTAGATAGCAGCGGTCGGGGCGAGGAGTGTCGGTCGTGAGTCCCTACAACGGCCTGCCGGAAGTACGGCGCGGCGTCGATCTAGCGTTCGCCCGCATTGAGGATGCATACGCAACGCTGAAAAAGAGGGACGCGCCGCTCAACGAAACCGAGGCGATGCACATTCGCTTTCTGATCCGTGATCTTGCGGCGCTAATCAACCAGCAGGTTGACTTTCAGGAGGTGCAAACCTCGCCGCAATCCGATCCTACCCTCCTAGATGCATGGCAGCAGAGTGCGGCAGAATCGCGGCGCCGAGAATGAAACGCCGCTCTTTGTGGCGGCGCTGGCGCCACGCTCTGGCTGACTTTCCGCTCGACCGCTGGCTTGAGGGGCACTACGTCTACGAATGGCGCGATGGGAAACCGCGGCGCGGCAGGTTCTACACGTGGGGGCAAGGCGGCATCATGCACCCCGACGAGCGACCGTGCGCCTGCGCTGATCTTGATGGACCGATAGCCGAGCAGCGCCATCCCCTAATCCAGCGCGACGACTACCGCAATCGCGCCGATCATTGGCGCTCTCTGGTAGCGGACTGGTATCACGTCAATTTCGGACTGCTAGGGCGACTCGTGTTTGACGACAGCGGCAAGCCGACCGACGTAGGGGAACCGACGCTGATGGACCGCATGATGACGTGGCTAGTAGGAAAGCCATTCTCCCACACAGGCCGCGTCACGGCGCCGCACCGATCCAAGGACTCGATATACGCCAGTGACCGCGAGAAGGAACAATGACGCACGATCACGTTCCGGGCTACCGATTCTGTGAACGGTGTGGAATCACGGCGCCGCTAGACTGCCCGACTTGCTATCAGAAGCACGTTCTTCTTCACCATAGGAAGCGAGCACGGCGCTTGAAGAAGGTCAAGACATGACGCGGGCCACCATCGACGTTGAAGATATAGCAGTCCGTGAGATCGAGTACCACGCCACTTGCACCTATCCGTGTCGGGCACCATTGCTACACGCGGTCATCGAGGTAATGCGGCGGCAGAACGGCGATCTACTAGCCGCAGCACTAGAAGACCTCGGGTTCGTTCGCGGCGTGGCTGGCCGCTACGGCACCTTCAATCAAGCCTATTGGGATGAGTGCGCCGCCGCAATCCTGCGCCGCGTACACGATCAGCCGCGTGTTACCGAATGATCGAGCGAGCGCCGCATATCCTCTACTCCGAGAACAAGCCGAAGCCTGTCAAGATCGACCGCCGCAGAAAACAGAGACTGAACGTCTACGAACTGACCGCGAAGATCAGGGAACTGACGGATCAAGCGATGATTTTTAGCGGCGATGCCAGACTCAATCGGGCCGCACTCCGAAACCTGCGGCGCTTGCTCAAAGAGTATCCGAACGCCATGGGCCGCAGCCATATTCGCCACAATCTAGGTCGGTTGCACACAGAATGGATCACGGCTGTAGCGCTGAGGGAGAACGAATGAAACCGCAATGGGTGTGCTCGAACTGCGGCAACTATTCGATGAACGAAGCCGAGGCTGGCTATCTCATGGATGCTCGCTACGCAAATGGCTACTGTCCGATATGCAGCCCGCGGCAGGAATTGGTCCCCGACAAGAAGAACGTGGGCAAGTGGATCGAGCCTGCGCGCCGCGTGGTCCAGCTCATCCGCGCCGACCTCTACGATCCCGCCTCACTAGTTGAGCAGAAGGAAAGAATCCGGCGCCGCAAACTCATCAGCCGCTATGAGAAGGACGCCTCGCGGCTCAAGCCTGAAGAACTGGCCGAGGCTCGTGTTCTGGTAGGACTCGACACGCCAAAATGAACGCAAGTGCTTGGCAATCCTTCAAGTTGCCGCCGTCAACCGATGAATGCATCATCGCGCCGGGCAAGACTTCAAAGGCCAATCAATACCCGCGCACGCGGATCAATGGTAAATCAACCCGCATCTACCGCTATCTCTTTGAGAAAGAGCATGGTCCCATCCCAAAGGGCATGACCATCGACCATCTCTGCTTCAACCTTCGATGCGTCAACATTCGACACCTAGAAATGGTCTCCCACGCTGAGAATGCGCGGCGTTATTGGGATCGCCTGCAACCTCAGCGCACAACTGGCCGCGTTCGGGGACTATGCATCAAGGGCCACGATCTCACTGACGCTTGGGTGAGCAGAGAGGGTAAGAAGTTCTGCCGTAAGTGTCACAAACGGCGCTCAAAGGAATACGTAGACCGCCAAAAGTTGCGCCACTTCCGATCTTTCGTTCAACCTGTCACAGATGGGTCCTAGCATGGCCGCATGACACAACCCCTGATCCTTTCGGGAAGTTCTATTGCGGCTTTTTGGCGCTGTCCGCAGAAATGGGCATACGAATACATCGAGCGGCGCCCGCATTCCTCCTCGATCCGACAGGTTATCGGCGTTAGCACGCATAAGGCGGCCGAGGTCAACTTCGAGCGCAAGATCGAAACCGAGGTAGACGAGCCGCTGGATGTGATCCTCGACGTGTTCAGTACCACTTACGACGCGGGTCTGGACGACGTGGAGGTGGCAGAGGAGCCAGTCGGACCCGCCAAGGATTCAGGCGCGGGGCTGGTCCGATTGTTCCACCGCGACGTGGCCCCGCCGATCAAGCCGTTGTGGGTCGAGCGGCCGATCCAGTACACCATCGCGGGCATCCCGTTCTCGGGGTACATCGACCTCGTGGCCCGCACGCCGCAGGGCATGCAGGTGCGCGACCTGAAAACCACGACCCGCGCTCCATCCATGCCCGCCTACAGCATGCAGATGATCGGCTACGCGCTGGGATATCGGCAGGCGACCGGAGAGAAGGAGGCAGATACCATCCTCGACTTCCTGATCCGCCGCAAGCCGACCAGCAAAGTGCCGCGCGAATATCAGCCCATCTCATGGGGCGGCCCGATCTCTGATTCTGCCATTGGCGGCTTCGCCAAGCAGGTCAAGACCGCACACACCATGATCGAACAGGGACTATTCCCCGCGACCGGAATCCAGAACTATGCCTGCGGCGGCTGCCCGTTCATCGACATTTGCCCAGCGTGGCGCGGCAGAAATAAGCCTAAGGACCCGCTGGAAATATTGGACCCGCTGTAAGGGATGTGATATCATCCTCGCGGCCCACAAATCTCTCAGAGGTGAACCATGACCACTAAGGCGGAACTCGTTGCGCTAGGCGATGGCCTGAAAGCCACCAAGGACCAGATAACCGTCACACAGATGAACGGCATGCAAGCGCTCTCGATGATGAGCGACGCTGAATTCGACACGCGGCTGCGGCAACTCAAACTCGGCCGCGAGCGAATCGCCAAGGTGCAGCGCGAATACATGCGCGAAGACGAGGACTACGGCCTGATCCCGAATACTCCCAAGCCAACCCTGTTCAAGAGTGGCGCCGAGAAACTGGCGCAGTTGTACGGTCTCGCGGCGCGGGTTGAATCAGCGTTCGTGCAGGGCGACGGCGAGAAGTCGCCGCCGCTGACCTTCAACGCCGAAGCCTACCTGCACATCGGCTCGTTCGATGGTCCCATCGTGGCAGTAGGACACGGCACCGCCAATTCGTGGGAGAAGCGTTACCGCCGCGACACGAAACTATGCCCGAATTGTTCGCAGCCCAAGATCATCAAGTCCAAGTACGATCCGGGCTGGTACTGCCTCAACTGCAAGAGTAAGTACCGCGCCGATGATCCGCAGATCACCGAGCAGACCGCTCCCACTGGCGACGTGCGCGAGGCGTATGACTTGGGTGTAACGCTGCTCAAGATGAGTGAGAAGCGAGCCTTCGTGGACGCGGTGCTCCGTGCTACGGCCACCTCTGGGCTGTTTACCCAAGATCAGGCCGAAGACCCGCCTGAGACCGTGGATACGGGATTTGGGCCTTCGGTAGCACAGCGACAGGCTGGTGACGCCTCAGGGGCATCCACGACTGCGGCGGCCTACAGTCCAATCACGGGTCAGTTCACGGAATGGCCTGAGAGCGCCGATGTCGGCGCAGAGATTACCGAACCGCAGGGCCGCAACCTCATGGACGCGATCCTCGAAGCGACTGGCGGCGAGGAGGTCAAGGTCGAAGCCTCCAACGTCGAAGGGGTGGAACGCGGCGGTCGGACCAGCGGCGCTAACGAGGCCCAGATCGCCGAGGTGCGGCGACTGGCACAGGACCTCGGCTACGGCTCGAAGGTGCTGCTGGACTACACCGATTCGGTGCTCGGGCTGGGCATCGAGGTTCCACAAGATGGCCGCAATGCGCGATCTATGCTCACAGGAATCTTGGACGGGATGAGTTCAGAGAGGATCGGCACCCTGATCCAAGCACTCCACAAGGAAGCCGAGGATGTAGCAGATCAGAAGTCGGACGCAAACCTGCTCACCGACCTAGAGGAACGCAGCCATCAGTTCGGGCATGAGCCAGTCGTAACGCCATGAATCTGCCAGACAACATGACCTACGGCGAGACCTACGGCCGCGCGGTCGAAATCGCGCTGCACGGCTCAAAAGAGGAGGCCGAGGAATGGTTCGCGGCACTTGTTGAACGCAACGTGCGACTAACAGGCGTGACCCGCGATCAGGCCGAATACGTCGAGCGCACCAATATCGGCTATTGGGCAGGCTACTACGATGAGAGCGCACGACGAGCGGTCGCTTCGGTCTACGGCGCAATACATCCGATCTTCGGTAATGACTTTGCGCCAAGTGCAGACAAGGCGCTTGAGGCTGGCAAGCGCGCCGCGATGGGGGAATTCAAGGAATGAGCGGCGACGTATGGCTGGCAAACGGCGACACCCTGCAGATCACGGCTGCAAAGGGTCTGGAGAGCACGCTTCGATTCAGACTGAAGCCGAAGGACGATTGGTCTGAGGTTCGCGCCGCGAATGTACGTTGGTTTCTCACTCAGAGCGACATGACCATGGCCGAACGCCTAGAAGACCTGCAGAAGCAGATTTGGGCGATCAAGGACGGCATACGAGAGGAATTGCAGCGGCCGCGACCCCGTAAGACGGTCCTGAAAGGCCTACTCTGATGCCCGAGCGCCGCATAGACAAGGTATTGGCTGCCCTCCGAAACTCGGAATGGGTGAGTACCGCGGAACTGGAAAACGCCGAGGTGGGCGGCACGCAGGGTACGCGGCGCCTGCGTGAACTGCGGGCGAACGGTTATCGAATCATCCAGCGCCGCAAGCAGAACTCAACGCAGTTTGAGTACCACCTGCTGACCGACGCGGACGTGGCGGCTGGCGCCGCGATAACCGAGAACGCAGCCGAAGCAATCGTCACATACATGAAGGAGCCCACTCCTTATGCCCAACCTCGTAGCGGCCGCCATATTGCTGATGGTTCTGATGCACGCAGGCATGCGCTGGGCGGCGCATTACCGTTCGTGGCGTGGCACGGAGACACGAGCCGCGGTTTCACGGCCAGATTCCGGGGTCACTCCATGAGTGTCAGACCCTTCTGGATGGGCGATACATGGACATGGGTAGTGACGCGGCCCACCGGGAAGCAGGAATACGGCACGGCTGAAGACCTGATCGCCGCCAAACGAGCCGCGACCGAAGTCGCGTTATGAGAGGGGATGAGCCGCAGCCATTCGCTGTGATGGTAATGCGGCGCTCCTCGTCCCTATGAAGGCTAGGTTTTACGGCGGTCCACTGGACAATCAGGTGAGAACCCTACCGCCAAATACGCAGCGCTTTGAAGTACCGCTAATCGAGAATATGCCGCCCTTCGATTGGGAGCGCGGCGTCTTCGTGGGCACCATCACGGATAGGCCGCCGATACTACATCGAGCGATATATATCCGCCAGACTCGACGGGTGGATCAGCCAGATAATGTCAAGCTACTTCACGTGCCGTTCGTCCTAGAACGCGAAATCTGAAATGTTGCGCGCGCCGCGAAAAGACAAATGACCGATCTGCCCCAAATCTTCGACGGTCGGAATTTGACGCCGCGCGACCTGCGAATCCTCGCTGAGTACGGCCGTCACGGAAACATCCGAGATGCGGCCAAACAATTAGGCATAGCGCCGCAGACCATGAAGGACAAACTGCACCTGATCTATGCCCAACTCGGCGTCCATTCGGTCGGCGCCGCGATCTGGAAAGTGTTTGTAGGAAACGAGTGACCACCTAGAACAGCGGCGAACAACATCCCCTTACAGGGGATTTGTTGTTGTTCGGCGCGCTGTAACTAGGCCCGAACAAGTGTTTGGCCTGTTCGGAAGTGTTGTTCGGGTTAGAGGGAATTGCTTTTCAGACCCCAGCGCATTGTTCCATCCGGCGCCGTGAAGGTGACGAATAGTTTTCCCTCCCCCCGCTTCAAAGTCACTCTCACCGCATCAGTGGTGGCATCCAATTCCTCAGCGATCTCCCAGATGGCGAGAGCGCCGCGTTTGAGAACCTCGGCGATCTGAATCTTGAGCGGCAAGCGCTGCGCGAGGGCCGGAACAGACTTGACCTCTGTGGGTCGGATGCTTATGTGCTCGTCACTGAACACGTACTCAAAGGCCGTGGCTGGATACTGCGGCCCGAGATTGTTCTTCTTGCTGAACAAGCCAACCGTGATGCGGTCAGCGCCGGGTGACTGATGCTTTTTGACAAACCATGTGCGGCGCGCTCCGTTATGGAAGAACGTGCTGCCGAACGGCTTGTCCTCGTCCTGAGCCTTGGTGTTATGGGCGATGGTGATGACTGGCACCGCCAATCTGCGTACCGAACGGTAGAAGTTGCTGGCAATTTCTTGCTCGTTGGCGTCACCCCCGGCAGCCTGTGCCAGAGAGTCGAGCGCAACCAATTCGATCTTCTCGTCTCTGACGACTGCCCGTAACTGATCCACTGCGTCTGTTACGGGTCGATCCATACGTAGATAGCGGATCACGGGACGCTCGTCGGTCTGCATGAGCTGGCGCATTCGGTCCTTGTGGACCCAATCCTCATCTTCCCAGTCGAGGTACAGCACCTTGCGCGTACTGAGCGGCTTGATGCCGATGAACGCCTCACTGCCAGTTCGTAACGCCAGCGCGAACGCGAGTAGCAGGGTCGATTTCCCGGTCCCTCCATCGCCAAAGAAGATCGTTACACCGGACGGAGAAATAAAATTGCCGAGCAGTTCGTTCTCGGCAGGTGGATCAGGAGCATCCCATAGGTCCTCAGTAGGCTGACCATTACGGTATGCCGTCAGCGCTCTGATAGATGCCCACTCGACCATGCTTTCCCACGCAAACCCGAAGTCTTTGGTGCGGCGGTCGAGCGTGTTCGCAAGTGTGACCTTGGAATTGGACGAGAGCAGGTTCAGACGGCTCTTGTTCAGCGGTCCCTCAAGCATGGCCGCCGCGCTATCTAGGTAGACCGTCACCTCAGCAAAGGTCTCTCCATGGCTGTCAGTACGTAGAAGATCGAAGTCGATCTGCACGTGCTGGTCTTGGAAAAGGGCTGTGTGTATCTCGTGATCCGTGAAGAAGATGCGACCATCCGCAGTAGTGCTATGCAGAGCCTTGATCGCAGATCGCAGTTCTTCCGTGCGCTCAACAACTGTGCGTTGAGCAGGAGTGAGCATTTGGCCGCCCTTCTCGTTGTTGACAGCGGCTTTTGGAGGCTTATATGATGGCACCAGCGTTCTCCTTGGAAGGTGTTTCGGCGCTTCTCCTTGGTGAGTGCGGTGCGAGAGCCGAACGATTCGCGGGTCGAGCTTCCTAGCCCTCCTCGCGGTCTGTGCCCCGGCGAATCGCCTTCAGGACCCGTCTCGTAAGAGGCGGGTTCTGTCTTAGACAGGGAATCCTACGCCCAACAAAAAGCCGCCGCAAGCCTCAACCTGCGGCGGCTGTGGATAGCCTGTGGATTACTTCATGTTCGGGGCGCGGGCCTCCTTATCGGACAGATCGGTCTGCGGCGCCGCAGGCTTGTTGGTGGTCTGCTCGCTCGACTGCTTGTCCACTCGCTCCTGCGTCGTCTTGTTCTGGGTGTCGGGTGTCTGCGACACATTCTGGGATGGATTGGGGTCTCGCTGCGACACGGGGTGTACCTCCTAGTATCTGAAGGGCCGCCGCACACCTGCTCGGCAAGTGCCATGCCAGAAGGGTCTTGACAGTGGTGATATCGTTTCGCTCACGTCCCGGCGACGGTCGGGGCGAGAGAGATAGCCCAACCCCGTTGGCTGAAGACGGGAAGGCACACTCGGCAGCAGAAAACGGCGCCGCGAGGGTGACAGAGAGTAGCGGCGTCAGAGATGGAATCCCCGTCGAACCTGCGGGCCGCTCAGGGCCTTGAAAACTCTGGGTGGGGATGACCGAACGAGTGGTCGTGGTTGAATTGCTACATTCAAAAGGCAGCGCCACGTCGAGGTGAAGTCCTCGCTCTCAGCAAGAACCCAGCCGAAAGGTTGGGTTTCTTGTTTTCTGAAAATGTTGCGCGCGCCGCGGAGAGTGATATCATCACAGCATGGACAAGTTGCGACTGTTCATCTGGGAGGGCGACGGGATCAGCGACGCCTATCACGATGATGGCACGCTAGTAATGCTGGCTGAAAGCCCAGATCAGGCACGCGAGGTATTACGGCGCACGATTGAGGCCGACAAGCCTCAACAGGAGATTCATAACGCCGCGTGGGAGTCCCAGATGGAAAAGTTCAGGCAGGCGGGTGGATTTAGAACTTCGACTCGCTTTTGGGAGAGCGAGTACGCCAAAAATCTTCCCGACCAACCTCCCAACCGAGCCGATGGTGGCACACTGAAGGCCATGGAGCGCGAGCCAGACCGCGTGATTGAACTCGACAAGCCGCGGTGGGTTGCCTTCAACGGCGGAGGATACGACTGAATGACTCTCAAGCGCTCCTACATTCGCCGCAAGCCGCGGCGCAACCGTGAACCCGTAGACTGGCCCGCCCTACAGGAACACGTACGCCTACGCGATGCAGCGCAGAGCGCCATCAAACTCCGCGAGCGGCTCGATCCGCTGACCGCGGCGAGGATGGCTTCGCAGGGCGACCTGCCCTGCGTGGCGTGGGTCATCGAGGGCGGCCCCATAGTGTGCGGGCCCACCAAGTCATGGCGTCTGGACCACGTGCAGGAGAACTACGGACGTGCGGGCCGCAAGGCTGAGGATCAGGAGGATCGCTTAGTCTCGCTATGCGAGGTCCACGATGAACGGGGGATGAAGGGCGGCGCTCAATGGAATACCTCGCATCGCGAGGATGAGCGCCGCTATCTGGAATCACTCTACGGTTAGGAGGAAGTCATGGACCTATCTACCATCAGCATGCAGAAGGAGCAGGCCGAGGCCGCTTTCCGAGAGTATCGCGGCGCGTTCCTCGCCGAGCGCAATCGCATCGACGGCGAACTGATGCGCGGCTACAAGGCACTCAAGGAAGGCAAGCAGCTCATCCGCTTGGCCGAAACTATCGCCACTGGTGGCGTGGATGATCTGGGACGCCCGCGCCTCGCTATTGCACGAGCCGACGAGCGTGAAATCGGAATGGTTCGCTGGCGCTCGGGTGAGGTGAACTATGAGCCTTCCAGCCGACGCATCCGTGCCCGAGATCGAGTGTTTCGGTTCCCAAGCGGTACGCTGCCAGCCGATGACAATGTGGAATGGAAGTACTGGTACGCGCTGACACCATTGGTGCCACCGCGTTTCCGAGCACCCAACTCCGCGCTGAGCAACTTCCACGTTCTTTGGGAGGCCGAGTGGTACGCTCAAGCCAAGACTCGCGTCGCACCACGCGACCCCGCACTACTTCGTCACCTCGGCGGTGATCTATGGGTCGTTCTCGCTACGTGGGACCTTACTGAACTAGAGCGGGCCGTACTAGAAATGCGCGCCAGTTAGGATGGCTTGCCCTTCTTGGCCTTGGCGGCAGAGGTCGCCGCAGGACGTACGGCGGTGTTCTCGTCCTTCTCAACCACGCCAGCGCGGTCGCCATGCTTCGCGTTCCACTCTAGGGTGTTCTCCTGAGTGGGGTCATAGTTGCCGCGGTACATCGGGTCTTCTGTCTGGGTCTGGGTTTTATCGGCCATCGGAGTCTCCTCTGAATGGGTTTACCACATGAAGATGCAGAGGCCATGCCAGTGAGAGACCGTATCGAGGTCTCGCTGCTGGTGGGATTGCTGACCGCTCTGGGCATGGCCGCGATATGGGCTGGCTGGGAACTGGTTACCCATGGCTTGGTGGTGCTGACGGTGGTGTTCTTCGGTTTCATCGCCGCGATCCTGACCTTCATCATTGATACGGTGACATCGCGGCCATGAAACCACTGAAGGTAACCGCGGTCGGCGTCAGCCCAAAGTCAGCGCCAGTCGTGGTTGATCCGGGGCTAGTGAGAGCCGAGGACCTATGCCGCAAACTAGCGGCGTGGGCTGATGTCGCGGAGGTTTCCTCGCCGCGGTGCGGCACTGGCAGCCTCGGCATCTGGAAGTCTGACCTCCTGAACCGGCTGATCTATGCGGCTGAGATGCCGAGTCAGACGCCTTGCCCAGTTCACAAGGGCAAGTGGAGCGGCTGTCACTTCGGATGGCCCGGATCGACTTGGGTCGGCATCGACCCCAAGACTGGCGAGCGGACTGAGAAGCCCGCAGATGTTGAGCCACGTCTCCAAGAATGGTGGGACGCGGGTTGCCGCTGCGCCACCCATCAAGGCTCGTCCTGCACGACCGGGTGGAACCCCGACGCCGCGTGCGGATGCCTCAGCAATGATTAGCACCTTCCGACGTGACCTGCGGCGCTTCCGAGAGGAATGCGACCACGGCCGCAGTCACACCCAACTCGACCCGCACCAGCATCGCATCCTGTGGCGTGACGGCCGCCATCATCACGAAGTCCTGTGCTCATGGTGCGGCCAGTGGGCCGAGATCAACAAGGAATCGGACCTACCCGACTCATGGTCGCCGCAAGCCAAAGAGTTCTGGAAGCAGAAGCATCTGCGATGAGCAAACGTGGGCTAGCCGCTGTTCTCGCATTCTGGGGCTGGCTTATTGTCATCCTTTTGATCGGTTTCACCTTGTCGTGGAACGCCGCCGTAGTGTTCTGTTTCGGAACAATTATTGTTGTGTGTCTGAGCGCCATCGTCTATGGATTCGCCGCATAACCGTGAGCGCCGCAGAAGATGCACTGGCTACCCTGCTCAAGTGGGAGAAACTGGACTACGGCATGGAACGGGAGTTCAGGTTCGCGGCGCCGCGGCGATGGAGATTCGATTTCGCTTTCCCGCACGCCATGACCGCCATCGAGGTAGAGGGTGGTTCGTGGATCGGCGGCGCCCACACCCGCGGCGCTCACTTCGAGGCTGACTGTGAGAAATACAACGCCGCGGTCAGTGCCCACTGGAGGGTGCTGCGAGTGACGCCACGCATGATTGACGACGGTCGTGCTGTCGCCGCGCTCAAGGACTTGTGGGGCATCACATGAGGATCAGCCGGAGGTATTCGTCCGAGGCCGCGGACTTCATCGAGAAGATCGAGCAGCACCTCGACGCGCCGCCGAACTCGCTTTCGATCTACCTCGTGGCGCTGCTGATAAACAAGGGCGACGACCTGCCGCCACGCTGCCATGCCCATGAACTGGTGAGCGCCGCCAACTGGATGCCGCAATTCGGAATGTTGCGCTGGCACCGGGAAGGAAATGAGACAGTGGTGTCATGGCGCGAACATCTGAACTAGAAAGATTCCGCATCCAGCGGCTCGCTAACTACAACAGCGAAACAGGCCGTGGCCTTGTGCATACCCGAGACTGGACCTACTTCATGGTCAAGGAACAGATGTGGTACGACAATGACTACATGCCGCACATGTGGGCAGAAAGAGGATACGAACCTGACCCCGATAGCAAGGGGCCATTCATCGTTTACCGCAAGGTCAAGCAGTCCCCATGGTGGAGGCGGCTGCTCTGATGGTCTTCATGGATGTAGCACCGCCTAGCAACAAGCGTCGCGCCGAGATCAAGCGCGAGTACGAGAACAAGGAGTTCAACCGCGTGCGAGGGGCACTGCGGCAGATGGTGGATGAGACCCGGATCGCCGCAGACCTGACCGAATTCCTAGTGTTGCATGGCGCGCCGCAGAACTTGATCGTATTCGTCTCTCAGAATCTCAAGCGCCTAGCGTGGGACCTCAACGCTGTGGGAGCAGGCACCGAGCCGCGTGACGAGTGAGAGTCTTAGTCTGCGGCGACCGTCACTGGAAGGACTACGGCTATATCTTCGACCGTCTGGATGATATGAGTCTCTACTACAACATCACCGAGATCATAGAGGGATGTGCTCGCGGCGCTGATCGTTTCGCTGAACATTGGGCAGCCGGTAAGGAAATGCCGATCCAGCACTTCCCAGCGGACTGGAATAGGTATGGTAAGGCTGCTGGAATCATCCGCAATCAGCAGATGCTCGATGAAGGCAAGCCCGACATGGTGGTGGCCTTTCACACTGCCCTCATGCAGAGCAAGGGCACCAAGGATATGGTGCAACGTGCCCGCGCCGCTGGCATCGAGACCTTTGTATTCCCGCACCACGAGTGAGGTTCATCCTCGCCGCGAACCGTAGCCTTCCGATTGCGGCGGTCGCCAACCACACGCTGATGAAGTTAGCGGCGCTGCCCATGGATGCATGGGTGCTGCTCCGCAAACCAGTCTCAGGCAATCCCGCCGCATACGAGACCTTCGTGGCCCAGTTGTGCGGCGATCTGGGCATCAGCGTGGAGTGGTTCGCGCCTGACCCAGAAGGTCATGGCCGCTCCTCTGTCTATGAACGCGACGTGAGAATGGCCCGCGCCGCAGACGGTGCCATCTGTTACTTCGATCCAGACACCCCCATGGACGGCGGCACAGGTCACGTCGCAGAGCGCTGCATCGAGGAGGACACTCCGGTCGAATGTTTCGTGTGGGAGCCAACTGTCAATCGCCTCGATTTGATCGGCTCGATTGAAAAGAACAGCGGCCTTTGACATAAGTGCTACCCTACGCGCGTGCTCGCCGCCGCAACCCTACAGTGGACAAATGCCACTGTTGCGCGCCTCAGTTACGAATGGAAGTCCGAAGTACCCCTGTCCATGCACCGCATGGGTGAGCGCGGCTTAGGCTCGGATGGGAATCCGCAGTGGACTCAGGAATTCGAGTTCTACCTGACGCGCGGCATTGGCAGAGCCGAAACCGATACGCGACCCGACGACTGGGAGGAACGAAACATTCACGAGCGCCGCGGCCCGTACCAACAGCCTCCCGCCCGAGTCAGGACCACCCGAGCCTTCCGCAAACTGCGCCGCCATTCCAATGCCGAGTTCATCGTGGCCTATCGGCTATGCGTCTTGGACCCGCCGCTATACGACCACAAGAACCTCGAAGCCTCGTCTCGAAGTTTCTCGGGCGCGCTAAACAGGACCGTCCACTGGCTCAACCAGCGGGCGGTGCAACGTGAAACAGGAGAGACCTACACCTTCGAGCAGGTGGCCCTGCTCGCCTACGCCGCCGCCGAGAAACTCAATTCTTGGGCGTGAAGGCGGTGTTGGGCAGTAGGACAGGCGGCGCCACGATCAGCGCCGGGACTGGCAACGGACGCAGTGGCGCGACAGGCGGCAGCACTGCCTTGGGGATGGCTAGGTAGCAGTCGAAGAACCAGCGGTCGCTGGTGGAGATCACGACGTGGGTGGCCCCGCAGCCGATGCGGGTGTAACTGCGATTCACGAGGATGGCGTGATGCTCGGGGCTCGCCATCCACGCACTCACGATCTGTGCGACCGGATCAGCGGCGCCGCCGTTGTAGCCGATGACTTCTGCTTCACCCCCGGCTATGGGGCAGTCGTGTAGCGCCTCTGCTGCGGCCATCCGCAGCGTGCAAGCCGCAGCACGTACCTGAAATCCCAAATCGACCGTGCGCGAGATGCCGGTCACCGCCGCGATCTGACCCTCGATGGTCAGCGGATCGGGTGCAGCCTGCGGTCGGGCAGTGGGACTGGGAGTTACCTGATGGGCTGTCGGTGCAATCGCTGAGGTGGGATGAGCCAGCAGCAGCAGCATGACTACAGCCAATGCGCCGAGCAGGACTTTCATTCAGCGCCGCCGATAGAGCACCGACGATGACAGCAGGACGCCCGCGAACAACACCAGCCAGCCTGCATCACCCTGCCTTGGCGGGCCCGGACAGGTTCTGCCGTGGTTGACCCAGCCGAGGTGCTTACCCTTGGTCACGCAGGGAAGCGGGGTCGGTAAAGGGACTGGGCTCAGGCTGGGTAATGGCAGGCTCGGGAGAGGGAGAGTCGGGATCGGAATAAATGTGCTCGTGGGAGATGCCGTAGAGGAGGCCGAGGCGGCCGCTTTTGTCGGGGTGCTCGTGCGGGACGGCACGGGCGATGAGGTCACCGCGGGCGTTGGTGATCTCGTGGGTGTGGCGGAGGATTGCGCTGATGGTGATGGGGAGATCGTGCTCGGGGATGGCGTCACCTCCTGTGAGGGCGTGGGAATGATTTTGACACCGACCGCTACACCCCCTGCCATGACGCTCAGTCCCAGAGCGACGACCACCCATGGGCGGAACAGGAGTGCGGCGATGAGTTTCACGATGTATCCGGCTTCTCGGTGGGTTTCGCGTGCTCGGCCCGTTTCGCCTGCTCGGCCCGCTCGGCGGCAATGCCTTCCAGCCTGCCCTCGGCTATGGCTGCCTTGCGGGTCAGTTCCAGCAGTTCGGTCAGTTTCCCATCCACACGTCGGTCAAGGGCGTACACGTCCTTGCCGACTTGGATCAGGGTGGCCTCGTTCTTTGCGGCGGCTTCCTTAGCCTCGCGGCGCGTCTGCTCGGCGGCGACCTTGGCTGCTTCAGCCGCCGCTACCGCGTTTGCCTGTTTCTCGGCCAGAATTTCAGCCTTGTGACTATTGCGGTTGGCGATCCAGAAACTACCGACAGCGACGATGGCGGCTCCGGTGGCCGCGATGAGAGTGCCGATAGACGTGATCGTCGCTGAGATATCGGCTACTGGATTCACAGGGGCACTCCACGTTCTCCTAACGGTAAGCGGCGTGGGCGCCGCAGCCATTCTAACAGCGGACTAGACAATCACCGCATCCAATCTCAGAGATGCGGAACGCAGCACCTTGTGCTTCTCACGGGCCGTGATCCGTGCGTCGAGGTCAATCAGCACGTCCATCAGGTCCTCGTTCTTGGCGTAGCGATCAAAGCCCTGAGCCAGTACGTGGTCCACCACGTGGTCCACACCGGAGTGGAAAGTGGTGCGGTCGTGCTTGATAACCGCGAGGTCGAGGTAGGCATCGAGAGTAAGGCTGCGAGACTGGTTGCGTTTGATGACTGCGGCGGCGGTGAGTGAGGTCGAGACAGTTCTGACCAGCGCCGCATCGAGGGTAAATGACCTCGAAATGGTGTTAGTGATGGTCGCGTCGAGGGTGAGGCTCGAAGACTGAGATCGCCGCAGAACCGCGTTGGCTGTGAACGAAGCGTTCTGAGTTCTGAGGAGAACGGCATCGAGGGTGAGGGTCGCGGTTCCGGGCAGCGCCGAAGTCTGGAAAGCGTCGGTTTGGAAGGCATCGCTTTGGAATGCAGGAGCGCCCGGAACGCCCTGAATGACCGCATCCAGCGTGAATGAGTATTGGATAAAGGCATTGAGGGTGAGGGACGCGCTCTGGGAGCGCCGCAGGACACCATCTAGCGTGAGACTAGATGTCTGGCTGCGGAGCAGGACCGCATCGAGAGTCAGGGTCGGACTAGCGGCACCAGTCTCGAACGAGTCGCCTTGGAATGAATCTGACTGGAAGGCTCCGGCCATGCCTCACCCTCCTTTAGATTTCGACTAAACACGCGCCCCGGATGATCGTAAACCGGAGCGCGTGGGGAGAGAAGGTATTCAGTTGTGGGGCGATTATAGGACTAGGACGACGTGATCTGAAGAGCCGTGAGGCTTGAGCCCTTGTTGGTGATGCCACCGTTGTTCGCTGTCCTGAGAATCGTCCCATCCGAGCTGCGGCTATCCCAAGCGGCGGCCCGGATGGCAGTGCTGCCATTGACCGTGACACGGGCCTGAATCACCATTGGGAAGTCGTTGGTAGACAGCCCCGGTGTGACGGCGCCCATGCTCTTCACGCCGGTATCTCCGCTCAGGACGTTGCTCGACAAGCTGCCGCCCGTTGCGATCTTGGCCGCCATACCCGTCTGGGAGGCGCTGGCCGACTGCAATTGCAGGCAGGCAGTCACGAGATAGTCGCCAGCCGGTGGAGTCAGGGCTAGGTCGGCGTGGCTGTACCAAGTGCTGGAACTGGCCATCGAGACGTCCGCAGTGGTAAGGAAACTTTCGTAGCAGTTCGACCCTCCGGTGTGGTTAGCGTTCCAGTCGCTGGGCCTGACTAGCGTCGCGTCTCCCCCGTCCGACTTGGCGCTGACGAATGTGTGCGTAATGGGCATCTAACAGACCTCGCTGACTGCAGTTCCGCTGCTGTAGTTTGTGGCGGCAGTAGGTGAAATTGTCCACGTCGTGCTGCCAGCGCCGCCTGTCACCGTGTACTGCGTGGAGCCGATCTGGATGGTGTAGCCGTTCGCGGCAGGGAAGGTGACGGTGCTCGTCACGGTGATGGTAGAAGCGCCGCTAGACACAGGTGCGGCCAAGGTAGTCGAGCCGCCCGCGTGATCGAGGAAGTAGGCGTCTAGGCTTAGGCTGCGGCTGACTGTGCCGCGAATCTGAGCATCAAGCGTCAGGTTCTTGGCGGGCCGAATCACCGCATCCAGTGTCAATTGCCGCGGCCCGCCGATCCACGCCGAGAGAAGCAGGGTAGTTACTACGCTTCCCGGATTAGCCTCGATAAAAGTCAGGCGTGCGGCCATATCAGTGAGCACGACTTGCACCGTGGTGCCGCTCGCATAGCGACCAATGGGCGCGGACAGCACTGCGGTATCAGTAGACTCGGTGCCAGTGTGATAGATGGTCCGGTCGTGCTGACTGGTCACAACATCCGCGCGTATATGAATAGTGCGGCGCCAGAGTGCGGCGCGGTGGTGAAGGTGATCTGGCCGATGGCCGCGTTGCTCACCGTGTATTCAAATCCCGGTCGCTGGAACAGCAGGTCCACCGTTACCACTTGGGTCCCAGAGATGAAGCCAAGGTCATTCGGTACGTGGAAGACCTTGTTGGTCCCGTCTGCGGCGGGCAGCAGAGTGAACTGCCCGAATGCTCCATAGGTGGTGGTGGTCGAGGAATCATTGGCGATGCCCGCTATCGAGCCCTGCACTATGCGCTGGCGTGCCAGCAGATAGCGCCACAGCGTGAACGGATCATCGGCCAGCAGCCCGAACATGCCATCGAAGCGAACGTAAGGCAGCCCATCACTGAGCGTGACGATGGTGATGGTGGTTTGCCGTAATGGAAGCAATTGGATCAGCCCGCTGGGCCAATTGGCATCCTCCATCACGAACAGCACGATGGTCACCAGATCGCCCGGATTGAGGTGCTGCGGCTGACCCGCGTAGACCGGAACGTCCTGCCCGAACCACGCGAAGCGGAACGACCATTGAGGATTGAGATAGCCGCGCCGCGTGCCGGTGCTCGGGTCAGTGCCGCCATCGGTTCCACTTACGATCTGGTTGGCCCTGACTGTCACCGTGTGCTGGCTCCCAAAGCCAGTCTGGCCCGCATGATTCTCGGCGTACTGCCAGCGGCCATGAATGGACTCAGAGGTCGCGTCCTGCGCACGAGCGAAGAAGATGCCCGCTCCCGACGGATCGCCTATTGCCGAGCCGCCCCATATCAGCGCATCGTTGACGATGATCGAGCCGTCCTCAGTGGCATCCAGTTCACGGAAGCCATAGGTTGCCAGCGGACTGGGTGTGCCGTTCAGCGGCAGTTTGTTGGGAACGTCGGAAAAGCCCCAGATGGCCTGCGTGTCCTCGATGGCCTTATAGATCAACTTCTTGTCGGCATTGATGTAGTAGATCGTGCCGCAGTTGATGGCGAGGTCGTCCATCTGCTGGCGCCACGTGGTGCCTTGGATGTTGTTGCCGGTCGAGTACCACTGGAAGAACGGCGCGTCGATGGCAGGCTGAGTCACGTTCTGCACCAGCGTGGTGGTGTCGAAGCCCGCGGGGATGTCGAGGTAGGTCGAGCACAACTTCTTGACCAACGCGCCGTCATACGAGGTGTTCGCCTCGTTGGGTGGCTGGGTGGTGTAGGAGGTCGGGTAGCGGAACACCAGTTTGTCGAACAGGATGTTGTAGTCCACGCCGCGCAGCACCCACTGCCGTTCCTTGACCGCAGAAGGAGTAGTGGTATCCGCCGCTGGGAAGGCATGCGTGCGGCTGACCTGCGTCAGGTAGCCACCAAACAGCCGCTTGCTGTCCAGCGTCAACACGATCTCCTTGCCGGTGATGAACGAATGCGTCTGGTTCGGATCACGCACCGTCATCTCGAAGGTCCCCGGCTGCGCTGACAACTGGGACTCGAAGGACACCGAGGAATAGATCACGTCGGTCGAAATCTCGACGTTGTTGTACTTGATCGAGATCGTTGACGGCCCGCTCATCCGATTACCACCACCTCGAAATTGAAGCAGCCGTAGGCAATGTGGGTCTGGCCGATGTTCTGGCCGTACGCCTCATTGATGGCGGAGTTGGTGATGATGATGAGGCCGTTCACGTAGTCCTCGGTGTAGTCCAGCAGGTAGCGCAGGAACAAGCCGTCGTACCAGACCTGACTGGTTCCCGGCTGGTAGGAGTTACCCGGATAGCCTGTACCTGTGGAGTAGTAAAGATAAGTCGTGTTTGAGCCCTGCGGCGGATCAATGTGGGTCAGGTTCAGGCAGGAGTGGCCGTTGCTGGTGCCCGCACACGGTTCGTGGAACAGATGCAGCAGGTGAGTATCGCCAGCACCACCAGCGTCGCTGGGGTACTGGAAGGTGGTGATGCCGTTGAACCATGTATTCGGTGTGGGGCTGGACAGGGACAGACGTGGCAGGATGCGGCCCGCGCTGTCGCCGCCGAGGTTCCCTCCGTCTGCTCCAACGATAGAGTAGGTGCGCAGGAAGAACTGGATGTACTGCGGGTTGGGGACATTCCAAGACACGCTGATGGGAATGACCTGATCCTGACCCGGATGGATGCCGGTCGCCACCACGTAGGCATTGCCGGGGAGTTGCCATTCGATGTCGGCCACATTGACTGGAGTCGAGCCCGACAGGCCGTAGAGAGCCTTGGGGTCGCCCAGATCGACCGCAAACAGTTTCCAGACCGCGGGTATGTTCTGGTTGCTGAACGGCACACCGTTGGTGTTGGGCAGGACCGCGTACAGATTTCCCGTCAGCAGGACGCCATAGCAGCCTGTCCCTGAGTACAGCGGGTTCACGAACGAGAGGATGTTGTAGGTCTCCACGTCGGTGACCCACGTCGGGCTACCGCTCAGAACGTCGTCCTGCCACGTCCCGAACAGGCGAGGAATGCTTGCGGACGTGAACAACTGGAAGTGATAGAACTCGTCCACGTGCTGCGTCTGGCTAGGAGGATAGGTGTCGTAGTGATGGGTCGCCACCACGCAGGTTCCAGTCGTCCCGTGATTGGCTTGGGCTGGAGACAGGACCAAGGCCGCTGGACGGTCATCACATGTAGTTGGCGGCGGCGGCGGTAGGAAATCGAATGGCGGAAATTGGAATGGCGGAAACGCTGGCAATCGGAAATCGAATGGGAAGAAGTCGAATCCCATCCATGGCTGGTCGTACTCGGTGCCAATGCCCAGTTCCCACTTTGGCTCGTGCTGGGTCTCAAATGTGATGCGGCAGGTCCGAATCGGCAATGTCAGGTCAGTGCCGAACACGGTGCTGATGACCCGGATAACCTGCGCCACCCGCAGTCCAGAACGGTAGACTGCGCACTTGATGCCTATCGCGTCGTCCTTGTGACCGCGATGGTGCTGCGGCGAGCCGTAGACGTAAGTCGATGAGGTTCGATCCGCCGTGGTCTGCTTGTAGATCGGCAGTAGCGCGGTGCCGACCTGCCAACGACTATGGGTTGAGATACTGGTTGCATCGGTACTGCGCGAGAACACCACCGAGTTAGAGCCGAGGCCCGCACCCCACACCAAGGCATCATTGATGAGGTTGGCTCCATCCAGCAGTTCTTCGTACTCGGAGTAGCCGACCTGACCGCCAGTCGGCCTGTCCGAGATCACGAACGGGGCGCTCTCGGTCTCGTCGTCAGCCCACACCAGTTTCTTGTCAGGATTGATGTAATAGATGGCCCCGATGTTGAAGTTGATGAAGCCCATAAACTGCTGCCACGACCACGACGCTGCGGCGCTGATCGGCGCGTCGGTCGAGGGCGTTCCCACATGCTGCACGAGGCTGGTGGTGTCGATACCGTCGCCAGACAGGTCGAGGTGGTTGGCGCAGTAGTACTCGATCACGGTCTGGTCGGGAGTATCGGCCGGGAACGAGGTCAGGCTGGTAAGAGTGGGGTTGGACTTGTCGTACAGGAAGCGCCGCTGGAATAGGACATTGGTATCGGCACCGATGATCTCGAAGTAACGCGGCACGCTATGGCAGCGGCACTTGGTGTCCTCCACGTCGAAGAAGTAGCCGCGCTTGATCTGCTGCAGAAAGCCGGTCCATTCCCGCACGCCGTCAATGGTCAGGGTGATCGGAGCGCCAGTGGTGAATGACTCGACGTGCGTGAGATCACGTACCCGGAAGTGGCAGGTGCCCGCCTGTGCATTGGCCGCGGACAGGAACTCGGCGTCAGCATAGATGACGTTGTTGGTGATGTCGTTGCCAGCCACGCTGATAGAAACGGTAGAAGGCGTGATCGGCGGATTGACGGGCGGCCCCAGCCCCGCCACGACCGCATCCAGCGTGAAGGTTTGGGTGTGGGTGACCGCATTCGGGCCGTAGGTGATACAGAAGTCGTCGGTGTCGAACTCATCGCTGGCTGATGAGCCGAAGAAAGTGAGTGACAGGAAGTCCCAGTTGCCGGGGTTGTAGGTGCCTGAGGCGTGGCTCTGGGTGATCTGCGGGGCAGGTTCGGCCCCGGTGGCCCACACCGCCAGCGTAGTCTGAGTGTCGGTGATGACCAGATGGATATTGACGGTGCCGCCCGTGAAGCCGGTGATGACCGGCGTATCGCTGCCGCCCTCGACATTGGCATTTACGGTGGTACTTGCGGCAGCCTTGCTGATCGCTAGATCGAACGGATTCGTGAGCGGCGAGAAATCGAATTCTAGGAAGCCCGAGCCGCTAGGCCAGATCGTCTTGACCCGGAACTCGATTGGGAAGTCGCTGCTGGTGTACGGAACCGACGAGAAGTTGAGGTTGCTGGTGGCACGGTTGAAGCTGCCATTAGTGATGGCGATGGCCTTGGAGCCATCGGTGGATAGCGTGCCACGTTGCTGCTCCCAGATGGCATTCGGTATTTCACTGGTGCCCCAATCACCGCTAGTCGTGCGGCTAAAGGTGTCGCAGGCCTGAGTCATGGGCTAACTAGGAGAAGGGCCGCGGAATCCGAGGAGCGAGGTTTTCCGGGCAAGCGACTGCTCGATGGCTCGTACCAGTTCGGCCCGCATGCGCGCCTCGTCCTGACGGGTCTGGAACTGGTTGCCAGTGATGGTGATGTTGATCGTGATTCCACCGCCACCGAAGATGGCGCTTGGAGCAGAACCCACGAAGCCACCAGCGTAGTGCGGCACCTCGCCCTGCCCCATGGTCCCGAAGTAGCCTTCCGCATAACTCGGCGGGTTCTTGACGATGCCCACCGTCTGGCCCTGAGCCTGCCCGACCGTCATCTGCATCGGGCCACGGGGATGGACTGTCACATCGCGCGGCTGGGCTAGGACTGCCACCTTCTCGGTGCCCGCCTCGCCAGCATGGAACAGGGTGTCGGTGCTGACGTTGCCGAGATAGCCGATCTGCGCACCAGTTCCGCCCGGATTGGGAGTGCCGTATCCCAAACCAGTACCACTCAGCAAACCGCCCTGCGTGGCGCTCTGGAATGACTTGAAGGCGGCATCGAAACCTGCTGCAGCCTGCAGGGCACCTTGGCTGATGGCGGTGCCGAATGCGGACGAGATGCCTTGGAAGAACTGAGCGGCACTTTGCTCCAGCGTTTCGGTCGATTTCTTGTAGGTGGCGACGTACTTGGCGGCCTCGCTGTTGATGGCGCTGATGACCGCCTCACCCTGCTGCAGGAGTTGCTGGAGATCGGCCTCGGCCGCCTGCATGCGGGCCTGAATGAAGGCAATCGCCTCTTGTGCTCCAGCGGTGTCGATGGTGACCTGCCGCGCACGCTCCAGCAGTCCTAGCGCATTGCGGGCGCTGATGTAATCGCGGTTGTGCTGGATGTCCTCGATGCGGAAGGTGATCGGCAGGATTTGGCCTGCCAGCCTGACCTGCCGCGTGGCGAGCGCTTGCTGCTCCTTCTGGATATCGAGTTGCTTCTGGGCGTAGGACGCTTCCTGCTTGGCTTCTTCCTGCCGCGCGGCGCGTTCCTCTGGGGTGGCACCCGGACCGCCCGCGAAGCCAGCCACCGCGACTTGGAAGTTGATCTGGCGCTGCGCCAGTTGAATCTGTAGCGCTTGGCTCTGGAGTTGGAGTTGCTGAGTCTGGAGTTGCAGTTCGGCGCTCTGCCGTCCTAGCACGATGGCTTGGCGCTCGTAGATACCAAGGTTGTCTCCAGCGGTCTGGCCGATCTTGCCGGTGATCTGGGCAAGGTCGTTGAGAGCGAGGCTCTGCTGGCGAATCTGCTCATCGAACTGCGCGGTCTGCAGCCCGACCTGCTCTTGGGTGATCCCGGCTTGGATGCCCGCGATCTGCCGCCCGCCAGCCTGAATGGCCCCGAAGTCGGCGACTGCCTGACGAGAGGCACCCTCGAAGCCGGGAGTGCCGTTGGCGCCCGCAATCTGGGCGATCTGGACCTGCGCCGCCTGAATCTGGCGGACTTGGATAGTGTCGAAGTTCTGGGTATTGCCGATCAGCCCGCGGATGCCCGGAGAGACCGATCCGATACCTCCCGGAATGCTGGTGCCGAGCGGCAGCAATGGCTGCTGTGCAGCCTGTATCCCGATCTGGGCCGTGGATACCTGCCTCTGCAGAGCCGCCTGAGTAACGGCTTGGAAGATGGCGGCTGGGAGAGTCCGCTCACGGGTAGTCGCCAGCGCTTCCTCGCTGGTTGGCAGTGCGGCGCCTTTCTGGGCGGCGGTAGCGAAGGCCTGAGCCTGAGCCGCGGTCGCCACTGGAGCAGTCGGGCCCGTGCCACCCGGCCCCAGCAGAGCGAAGCCCTGCGCCCGGAGTTGCTTGATCTGGTCGTCGGTGGCGCCTTCTGCCTTGAGCAGGTTGGCGGTGGCATCTGCCTGTGCAGCCGTGGCGTGCAGGACCGCGGTGCCCAAAGCCTCGACATTCGGTGCGCCGCGCTTGGCAGCGTCATCGAGGTTGGTGATACCCAGTTGCAGAACATCGAGGTCCTGCTTGGACTGGGTTGCGGCTTGCTTTAGGTCCTGTGGGCTGGGTCCACTTATCAGTCCGCCGAGGAAGCCAGCGGCACCGCCCACTCCGGGCGCCAGCACGCTGGCACCACCACCCAGCAGGCCACCGACGACTGGCACTTGGTTGACTGCGTTCTGCAGAGACCGGCCAGCCGCGGCGCCCTGTCCTAGCCCGCGAACCGCGATGTCGAAGTTATTGGGTGAGGGTGTGCCGGTAGCCGCGGCTCCGATTCCGCCACCAGCGATCCCACCGATAGCACCACCGATCAGGGCTCCAGCCAGCGTACCGGGACCGGGCAGGATGCTTCCGGCGATGCCACCCGCAATCGCACCGCCGAGCACGCCTGCTCCGGCACCCAGCGCCGCGCCGCCGATCTGGCGCTGCTGCTGCGCGCCCTGCGGTGTCAGGCGCGCCAGTTGCTCGATGATGCCCGGTGTCTGGAACAGCGGCGTGTTGAGGAAACCGCCCGTGCCAGTCGTGAAGCCCGGAATGGCACCCGGTGTCTGACCCAAGCCGACTGCCTGACCGCCTTGCGCCAAGACTTGCTGGTGCTGGAGTTGAGCGGCGGCATTGATCTGGTCGATCTGCTCGCCGAGTGCCTTGTTGCCCGCCTCGATGGCGACGCGCTGCTCGATCAGCGGTCGAATGGTGTTGGAGACATTCTCGGACAGACCAGACTGCGCGAACGAGGCCGCCACTACCAGATCGGTACTGCCATGCAGCGCGCGACTCTGGTCCGCCAGCGTGCTAACCATGTTGTTGGTCAGCGTCGTGAAGCCTGTGGCCCGCTCGATGGCTGGGTCGAATGCCTTGGCAACCAGACCGACTACGGCAGTGACACCCTGCATGGCGACACTGAAAGCGAGGCCACCCGCCACACCACCAGCGAAGGATGCGGCCAGCGCTGACCCGCCCGTGCCAGCGTTCTTGAGTTCTTGGTTAACGCCAGCCAGTCCTTGCCGCAGTCCGGGCAGTTGGCTGCGAATCTCTCCCAGCCGCTTGCCAGAAGCCTCGTACTGCCGGTTGAGTTCCTCGAACTTATCAGTCCCAATCGCATTGGTGACCTGCTCGAACTCATCGGGCAGCCGCTTGGTGATCCTTTCTTCCTCACCGATATTGGCGACGATGCGACTGGTGAAATCGCGCTGCTGATCTTCGAGTTCGGCTACCTTGCCACGAGCACCAGATAGGGTGAAGAACAGCGAGGAGATGGTGGAGCGCAGGCTCCCTACTCGCGCCTCGCCCGCGGTGGTCACTCGCTGTGCGCGGGCCTCAGCGATTTCTGGCAATTCTGCCGCACGAGCAGGAACCACCTCGCCAGCGGTAGGCGTCAGACCTGTGGCCGCGACCTCCTCCAGTGGGCGGGGAATCTGTGGCACTGGGGTTCCGGCTTGCAGCAGCGAACTGATGACACGCTGCTGCTGGTCAGGCGGCAGGTCGGCAATGCGACGCCCGCCATACGGCACGTTGGCAAAGGCCGCGGTGTGCTCGGCAGTGACCGGCACCGCACCTCGTGGCGCGGTCGCCACTGGCTCGGCTGCGCGTGGCACCACCACTGGTGCCTGCTGGATGGGAGGTGATGGCAAGACCGCTGGGAGATTGCCAGTGCTGATCTGGCGCAGGAGTTCTACGGCACCCTGAGCACCGCCTATCGCTGGTCGTTGCAGAGAAGCAGTCTGGGCCGACTCGATCTGCTGTCGAGCAGGAAGCCGCACGATCTGCTGAAGGAATTGCTGGGTCTGCTGCAGTTCAGCGCGGCTCGACCTAGCGAATGTACTGCTCTCATCAGATAGCGCGGACAGTTGGCGGCTGACCTGAACGAGAGCCTGCTGCGCTGGAGTATCGGTTGGAGCGGCGACGATCCTGCCGCCCGGACCACGGAACTGCGATCCGGTGGCCGCCAGACGAGGATCGAAGATAGGACCACTGGGCGCAGGCGCACCACGTCCGAGTTGTCCTTCTAGTTCTGAAACCCGTGCCGAGAGACTGCGGATGATCTCGCCCGAGGTGGGAGTGGCACCCGCTTCTTCAGCGCCGCGGATACCACGAGTAAGAGGCAGCGCGAACTCGCCGACGGTCTCTGGCCGCTCTCCTTCTCCGACTGGTCCCGCCGTCTGCGGGAAGACACGGCCGAGACCTGTCGCTGTTTGGAATTGGACCGCGCGGCCCAGCCGATTGGCACGTTCCTGTGCAATCTCAGTCTGGCTTGGTTCGCCTGCGACTGGGATCGTGACCGAGGCCTGCGGGATGGTGGCCGCGATAGCCTCTCGGACACCTCCGCGAGTCTGAGTCGAAGCGACTCCGATCTCCTGCGCCAGTTGAGCATCGTGGGTCCGCAGCGCCAGATCGGTGAGTGGCGTGCCAGACAGAGCCGCAGCCTGAACAGGAGAGATGAAGCGACCACCGATACCACCCGCTGCACCAGCCGGAGCCCGCAATTGCTCGATGGCGACCGGGCTGACGGTGCCTTCTGCGATGAGCCGCTGGGTCTGCTCCCGAACCGTGGCGGCCTGCTGACGAGTAGGCGCCGCGATAGTGGCGGGGATCGCAACCGCTGACTCACGGCCCAGCCGTGCTGACAGTTCGCGCGCGTTGCCGACAAGCGCCTGCTGGTTGGGCAGTTGCAGATTGGCGGCGATCTGGACGGTGGTGTGGCCCCAGCGAGAATCGAAGGCCCGCAGTGCGGCCTCCGCCTTTTCCAAGGCAGCCAGAAGCGGAGCCGCATTAGCGGTAATCTCCGCAGACAGACCTTGGATTTCGTCAGGCATCTAGGTCTACCTCCTCTGGAGGTTTCTTCCACGCTTCGGCGTCCATGTCGATCCGGTCCCACAAGGCATCCAGCATTTCGCGGTACTGCGCCGCGGGTCTGGCCCTCACCTCATCGGGCCACTTGCCGAATGACATGGCGACCATGTTCTGCCAGAAGGCGCGCTCGCTCAGGCGCCTTCCGCTTTTCCCACTGGTCGGCTCGGGAAGTGGACCGCGTTGACCGTATCGAACAATTCACCGCGCTTGGTGAACGGCAGTTTGTTGATCTCGGCGAGACTCATCTTGGGAGTCACAGAGCGCTCGGTCATGAACTTCAGGAGCAAGTTGGTATCGACGCCCGTCTCGGTCTTGGCGAGGTCGATGCACTCGTCGTAGACGCCGCCCTCCAACTCGTTGACGGTGTACTCGGTGTCACCGATGGTGATGGTCTTAGAACCGAATAGGGACTGCGGCTCGTCACTCACGGCTTTGAGGCTTCCTCGGGCAGGCATAGCCTGACTCCTTCCATCTCTAGCGTGCCGGGGTCTTTCTCGAAACGAGTGGCACGCCCCTCGTCCTGACACAGTTGGTAGGCCTTCTCGCGCGAGAGTTTGACAGTCACGGTCTTTCGATAATCCTGAGCCCACAGCGTGGCATTGACATGGGCAAAAGTGCCACGGAACAAGTAGGTTCCATCTCCCTGCTTACTCATGTGCCATGAGGAAAAGTAGCCGACCAGCACGCCGATATCGGGCATGCGAACTTGGCCGTCTGTGCCCTTGATGGACTGGATGTCAATCGGGACCATGGTCATAGGATGTGGGCCTCCTTACAAACACAAAGACGCCAGCCCTCAAGGCAAACGTCACGCTCATTCGCGTGGGGTGTCTGCTCTGAGGACTGGCGTCAGTCTACGAGGGTTGTCGCGCGGCGATGACCGCTAATTACAGGTCGATTACCCAGTTACCACTGGCGCGGAAGTTGCCAGTGATGCGGATCGCATCCGACACGCCCGCGGTCACCGTGGCATCCACATAGCCGGAACCATGCGCCACTTCAACCGACGAATCAGTCGCCCACAACGCGATGCCAACAGGAGTCGAGTTCGCGGCGTTGGTCAGCAGCAGGTCGCCGGAGGTATCGAGGAATCCAGCGAAGGAGCCTGACACATCGGGCAGGCCCGCCACGTAGGTCTTATTGGTGTCACCAAACGAGGTGACCTCAATCGTGTCTCGGGCGCGGTTCAAGGTCCACTGCGCTTTGGCAGCGATCTTGGTGCCAGCGATGTAAATCGCAGCATTGGCACCCGAGATTCTGGTATCAGAGTTAGCCATGATGAGCAGTCCTCATTCCTAGTGGGGACCGCGGCGCGTGGGCACGCTCAGGTCAGGGATTGGTAGGAGATCACGTGGTAGGTGCCTCCGCGGCGGTACACGCGATTCCCGGTTTCGTCTATCTCGGTGATTCTTAGTCCCTCGATACGACGAGCGAAGATGACCGTCTGGCCCGTAACCGATACGGAGTCCTCTAGGGTGCTCATCACCATCTGGTCGAGGTCGGAAGCGGTCACCTGATCTCGCGCCCAAGCCCAGACATCCCAGTCTGATCGGATGGTGCGCGCCGAAAAGTCGTCTTCATACGGCGCGGACACCAACCCGTAAGTCAGGAATGGGTAGTCAGTGTCCTTGGGTGCGACTTCCTCGTGAATGCCGTGAACCGCAGCCTTGAGAGTGGTGTTGGCCCGCAGCGTACTCACGATGGCTTGGACGATGGGCTGCTCAGTGGTTCTGGTCACTGGCCTATCGCCGTGGCTAGGCGTTCTCGGTAAGCAGACCGTTGATCGGCCAGCGCCGGACGCAGGTAAGGTTGGGCTCGGTTATGCCGCGTCCCGAACTCCACGTACTTGGCGTACGGGGTAGGCGACAAAACCGTAGCGATGAAGACCGGACCGCCACTAGCAGGCTCGGCATAAATCTCGGATCGCAGTCTGCCACCAAGGTAGGTGCGTGATCCGACTTGGATGTTGGCTCGTCCTGTTTGCAGCTCGTACCGGCCACGAGTGGTGAGCGGATTGTTGAAGCGCAGCCTGCCCGGAGCGGCCAGCACCCGTCGCGCTCCGAAGCCATGAATAGAGGCGCCGCGCGGCGCCGCGAACACCTTGCGCACCGGAGCGCGCTGCTGGGCATTGAGCGCCGCAGCCTGCGCTGTCTCATTGACCGCAGCCTCGATCTGGGCGCTGACGCGCTTGAAGATAGCCTGCGCTGAATAGGTGACCGTCATGTCAACTTCCGGCAGGTGCAGATCAGGAACAGGCGGTAGGTATCCTCATCGTTGGTGTGCTCGACGGTGAAGCGCTGGGAGCCATCCACCACCACTTGATCTCCCGACTTGACTCCTGAATCTGGCGGCAGAAACAACTGGAATAGTTCTGGCACGCCGATCACGCCACCGACGTTTTCAAGAATCTCACGAGCAGGAGTTATCTCGGCCAGCCAACCGGGAAGCGTCGCGACTTGAGCCATGTAGGTCTCGGGATCATCGCCTTCGGGACCTTCAGTGGCAGGTTGAATCCGAAAGACGCTGACCGTGCTGGTCAGGGTGATATGGCCCAGATCACGGAGCGCCTGTATCTCTGCGGCGCTTATCACGAGCGGAACCTGAACGGCTCAAGCAGCCACGCGGCCTCCTCGGGAATCGAGGGCAGGTCCGAGTTACGCGGCAGGGTCGCCACGCCGCCTTGCCGCAGTTCGATCTCCCCCGGTGCCACACGGATGGATGACAGGCCGGTCAGACCTCGGGCCCGGATACGGGCCTGACCGATCATGTCCGCGGCGATGACCGCGCTGGCACGCGCGATCTGTGGAAACAGGCGGTAGTTGTAATCAGCGCTCACCACGTCGCCTGCATCCAGTTCGCTGCTGTAAGTGGCGGTGCCCTCGTTGTAATCGAGCGTGAAATCAGTGGTGTGATCGGTGCCGTTGATATAGACCTTAGGTGTGACAGTCGAGTCCCACCACTGGTTGGCAGCACGGAAGGTCTGGCCGTCAGTCTCCAGCAGTTCCTCGCCTGCCACCGGGAATGAGGAGCCGTAGGTGTAGCCCAGCGATGACACCGGCTGCGACAGCGACAGGTTGGCGAGCACCGGGAAGATGCCGATGCCCAGTGTCAGAGCCACAACCTCGACGTAGCCCGCCGAGTTGTTGATGAACATGTCATCGGGCTGAATGACGATGTAGTTGCCCTCGGTGACGAGGATGCGGAACGAGTCGATGGATTTGACCGGCTGGTGCCACGGCCGCACGCGACGCGTGCCGACCCGCGACTGGCCGCCGATATCCCACTCGTGGCGCTCATCGGTGATAGTGCCGCCGCGAAAGTCATGCGGCTGTGGCAGGTTCGGAGCACTGGTGTATGCATTCACCCGCGCCGCCGCAGCCTGCAGAATCGAGCGCAGTTCCTCATCAGAATACGGAGTCAGGTCCACACCCAGACCTTGGGTACGAAACGCCGCGGTCGTGATGTACGAAACCATCAGCGCCTCCTAGAGATGTGGGGGAGGAGGGCGGCGACGAGTGACCGCCCTCCTCGGAAGACTAGGCCTCGAACTGGGCCTGAACCTTGGCTTGGAACTGAGGCACCAAGAGCGCGAAGCCGATCATGATGTACACGATGTAGTAGTGGACCAGTTGGCCCGCCACACCGATTGGGATGTCAAGAGTCGTGATCGAGTCCGAACCGAGGTACGGCATCACGATCTTGCTCTCATCGAGCACGTAGATGTCGGCGGTGTCCTTGGTGGGGTTGTCGTAGAAGCCGATGGAGTCTCCGGGCACGCCCACGAAGGGCACGAATCCGGCGTCGGTGGCGATGCCGGTCACGTTGATACCGGGCACGTACTCCACGCGGTCATTGCCATTGACGATTCGCACGAACTGGAGGTTCTGGCGATTCCACTCAGTGTGCTCGGCAAAGCGAGAATAGACCACTGAGGGGCTGCCACCAGAGTTGCTGACGTTGGATGCGGCCTGATTGATAGCGGTGGTGATATCGCCGCGGCTGGAGAGTGTGGCCGAGGAGATATCCACCGTGGTGTTGTTGGCGTTGCTCGCCAGCAACTTGCGCAGACCGTCGAACGCGTTGGCGTCATAGGCGCCGTTCTCATCGTCAGCAGTTCCACCCGAGGCGGTGGCGTTGCCTTGGAAGATGGTCTTCTGGAGTTTGTGCGCCATGGCGGTCAGGGCGCCTTCGATCTCCAGTTCCTCCAAGTTGTAGCCAGCGCCGCCCTGCTGGACCGCGAACTGGCTCTTGAGGCTGACGCCCACCCGGCGAGCCAGCACCGCGACTGGGCTGGTTGCTCGGTTGTAGACGTTGTTGTCATCGACCACGGTGCCCAGTTCAGGCATGAACTGCGCATCGCCGTACGACGTGATCTGGTTGAAGGCGTGGACAAGGCCGTTGGACGGGACCTTGCGCATGCGCTGCCATGCTGGGAACTTCGACACGAAGATGCGGTACACCATTGGGTCGAGGTCCTGCCGGATCAGCGCGCCAGCGCCGGTCGAGTCGATGGCCTTCTGGAGCATCTGACCATCGGGGCCAGAGGTCGAGAGGGCGTCGTAGATCGCCTGCGAGTTGCCGCTATGCGCGGCCCACTGAGCGAAGGGAATGCCCTGATCCTTGCGTGACGCCTGCTCGTTGAGCAGGGCCATCGTCTCAGGAATGGATTTGGTCAGCATCCGCTCGCGCATCTCCATCAGAGCCGAGCGACCCATGACCTTGCTCAGGTTGCCAGAGGTGCTACCAGTGATGGCGGCAGGCTCGACAGCCGGAGTGTCGTTGAGTTTGTCCAGCGCGCCGGACTTGGAATACTCCTCCAGCGCTTCGTGGACCTTGGTCAGAAGGGGGTCCATTGACATCTATTTCTTCTCCAGCGACTTGAGGACTTCAGGCGAATAGATGCCGCCGAACTTGGTCTCCAGAGAATCAAACTCCGAGACCTTTTCGGCGACCACCGCCTTGCGTCCAAAGGGGGTCTTGGCGATCTGCCCCACGATCTGCTTTGCCAACACCAAGTTGGTTTCGGCATCGTGGAGTTTCTGCTTGAGCGTGGCGTTCTCACTCTGGGTGGTCTCCAACTGCTTGCGAAGCGTCACGTTCTCACGCGAGGTGGACTTCACAAGATCAGCCAGAACCGCCGTAGAGCGAGTGAGCGTGTCACTCAGCAGAGCGTCTTCCTCAGCGGACTCAGGGTCACCAGACGGTTCCTGCGCTGGAGTCTCGTCAACAGGATCAGCAGCGACGACAGCCGCTTCCTTGACGAGTTCAAGAGGTTCGGCGGCCTTCTCGGAATCTCCGATACCGGCCTTGCGGGCTGCGGCACGCACTGTGTCACATCCGCATTGGTCATTAGACGAGTCTCCGCAGCGGCTCAGTGCCGCGCGGATGTGGGCCTTGTCATGGATGGGGTACTTACGCTTGGACGGACACGCGAACTGCGAATCGCCGAGGTTGTTGCGAGCCGCCGCACTCAGTGGCGCCTTGAGCAGGTCAAGGTTAGCTGAGAAGGAGACTTCCTCCTTGGCCGCACCCTGCGCGTCCATCTCGGCATACCACGCCTCGGCTTCGGCATCGTCGCCTTCGGGCAGGTTATCGAAGTCGATGTCGAGGTCCTTGAGCAGGTCGAGGTCGGCATCCTTCTCGGCCTCGGCTGGCTGGACAAGTTCGGCCTCCTCGCCTTCCTTGACCTCGATGCCCTCCTTGACGCTGCCGTCAGCCGCGGCCACCTTCTCAACCTGTGGGTCTTCTATGACCGCCTGTGTGCCATCCGCCGCGATCTCGACCGCCTCCTCGGGGGCCACGTTCTTCTCGGTCTCGGTCACGAACCCATCGTTGGTGTCTTCCTCGTCCTCGACCTCGATGTCGAAGGCTTTGATCGCCTTGACCGCGTTGAGCACGAAGGCACGCGGGTTGTCAGGGATACCGACGATGGAGGCTTCTAGCAGGCTCAGGTTGTCGAAGGTGTATCCGCCCGCGGCATTCTTCTTGGCGCCACCCGCAGGAATCTGGGCACCAATCGAAACGCCCAACTGCAAGCCGTCAGTCACCATGTCGTAGGTGGCTTGGCTTTTCTCGTCCTTATTGACGATGATGTCGCTCATCAGGTCCCAGACCGGACTGCCATTCGAGTCGAAGGCATTGGTCTGCTGCACATGCGCCGATTCGATGTAGCCGAACACGTCGTCGGGCACCTTGTGAGAATGATTGCGGAAGACGGTCAAGCCCTTGGCCGAGGCCGCCATTCTCTGCAGGGCAGGAAGCGATACGACATCGCCGGAGCGATCCTCGATTGAGGAACTGACGATGGTGCGCACGCGCTTCTTGCCATCTCCAGTGTCCGCGATAGGCCGCATTGCGCCTGATGCGATCTTGAAATGTGGACCCTCGGGATTGCGGGTCTCCGCATTCGTAAGTTCCATAGACTTCGTGCCTCCTTGACAACGTTTGGCGGCGGCATGTGCAGTCGCAAAGGCGCGACCTTCATCGCCGTGATCCGCGTACTCGCCGTTCCACGTTGCGCGGAAGGCGTCTTGACATTTGTCGGAATAGCGGCTTCTGACTGCGGCAGGCAGGTCGCTATTGCTTGAATAGGGCATGTGATATCCTCACGCCAATCCGGCTTCGTCACCGGAGGTGGATAGCGGGTCCCGCTATCGGAGCGTCAACGCTGGCTACGTCGGGTGACTCCCGTTCCTCTAGACCAGCGCCGCTCTACGCAGTCAGCGCAGTGCTCTGCGGCTCCCTGATTGCAGCATCGAAGACTGCGGCCGCATCACTCCACCTGAATGTCTTGCGCACGTGCTCGATCCCCGCGCGGCCATAGCGCTTGCGGAAGCCGCTGTTCAGATACAGGTGCTCTATCGCCTCGGTGAAAGCGGGGATATCTGCGGCGAACATATCCTGTCCACCGGGCGCGGTGACCATGAAGCCGCCCTCGATCAGCACGCCTCCGGGTCCAACCACCTCGGGAATGGATGACACGTTCTGAGCGATAACCGGCACGCCACAGGCCAGTGCCTCGCCGAGGGTGAGCCCGAAACCTTCTCCGAACGAAGTCGTTACAAACAGGTCCGCGGCGTTGTAGAGCGCCACCAGATCGTTGTTGTCCCAGCCGGTCCAGTCGATGAAATCGGTCGGCAATTTGAAGCGCGGTGCGGTTTCCACGTCCCTCGTGAACAATTCCGGCATCTGCACGCCACCTGCCGCAGGGTCGCTGCCTGCACAATGGAAATGCGCGTACACGTCATCGTGGCGCTGCATGACTGGCAGGATGGCCTTCCACGTCGAGGCGAAGTCCTTGCGCCACGAGTTCTTGTCCACTCGCAGGATCAGGAACGAATCGGGCGGATAGCCAAACAGTTGCTTGGCTTCACGCTTGGAGGTGATCTTGCGGTCCCGCGACCAGATCGGCTGCTTGTCCGATACCGGATGGAAGACTTCAGTGTCGATGCCGTGATAGGCGAGGTCCGATCCGGGCATCTGGGCCTGCCCGAACTTGCTCATCGCGATCTGGTGCGATACCTCGAACGTCTCGCCGTTGACCTTGATCTGGCGCAGAGCATCCCAGCCCTTCGGCCCGTTCAGGCCATCGCGCGGCTGGTAGGTAATCAGCGTCCGGTCCCCGCTATCGAACAGGGTCTTGTATTTGAGCAGGACCAGTTCAGGATCGAACTTGTTGCGGAACAGGTAATGAGTGCAGATAAACGGGTCGTTGAAGATGACGACCGCGTGCGGCATGACCTTGCCCAGCACCTCGACCACCCGCGTGTATCCGTAGATATCCGAGGGCTCGATGCTGCTCGCCATCATCAGGCTGACCTTGGATGGCTTGGAGTCGCCGCGATAGTTGACGCCTAGAACCGTGACCTCATGGCCGCGATCCACTAGCCGATTGCAAATCTCCTGCGTGGCCCTTCCGAACCCTGTAGACGCCCAATCTCCAAGCCACAGGACTCTAGCCATTCGGGAAGCAGCGACGGCAGGCACGCGCCCCGCCGTTCGCCAGTAGTTCCTCTGCCTGCTCTCGGCCCGCATCGCCGATGAACTCGGTTCGGCCCTTCAGGGCATCGAGGTTATCACCCTCAAAACTGCGGCCATCCACCACTAGGTGCATAACCTTGGTCGCTGCATTGAGCACGTAGGTTTTCATTGCCTTCTCACCACGATCTGATTGGTGGGATCGGTGGTCTGAATGGATGCATCGTTGTAGTGAAGCTCGAATTGGACCTGATACGTGCCGGGACGGGATAGGTCATCCGCGGCCCACGAGTAGCGGACCCTGCCGGTTGGCTTGTCCACGAAGTCCGCGGCCGCATTGACCGTGTAGCGCTTGTCAGTGTTCTCGCGCATCTGGAAGCGGACGGTAGCCACATCGGATAGGTCAATCGGATCGCCGCTGACCGAATCTTTGAGTGTGGCATTCAGGTCGGGCTTGGTGTCGCCCTGCACAAATTCCATGCCACTCTCCTAACTGACAGGGTTGCTGTCGGTCTCGCTCCAAGGGCCGTAGCGTACATCCACGAAGGCGTCGAGACTGAACGAGGTTTCGACTGGTGGCGCTGCCGCGCTGATCTCGGAGTCTAGCGTCAGGCTCGCGCTCTGGCTCGCGAATAGCACCGCATCTGCGGCAACGCTGGTCTGGGCGCTCCTGAGCAGGACCGAATCTAGGTTGAGCGCCGCAGCCTGCTCGGATTGAATGACCGCATCTAGGTCGAGATGCAGGACTGCCGAAGCACTGATGAAGGCATCCAGCGTCAGGCTTGCTGTCTGCGGCGCGGACAGAACCGCATCTAGGTCGAGCGAAACCTGCTGGCTGCCTCGCAGCACTCCATCCAGCGTTAGGCTCTGTGATCGCGGCGCCTGTAGAACTGCGTCCAGACCCAGTGCTGCAGACTGGGTGACCTTGATAGTCGCATCCGCTGTCAGGCTTTGCGAATGGCTACGAGACAGAAGCGCATCGACCGTTAGTGTCGCCGAGTGCGTAACCCGCAGGACCGCATTCAGGCTGGCTGAGACGCTCTGGGTGCGGAGCGTGGTCGCATCTAGGCTCAGGCTGGCGGCTTGTGTCTTACGTACGACCGCATCTGCGACCAGCGAGGCTGACTGGGTTCCTTTGAGGACCGCGTTGAGCGGCAGCGAGGCAGATTGCGTCTTGGCAATAAGCGCATTCAGGCTGAGTGACGTGCTCTGGGTCCTGAGCAGCGTTGCATCTGCGGTGAGGCTGGCCGTCAGGGTCTTCTTGAGGACCGCATCAGCCGTCAGTGAGGCCGACTGGATGCTCTTGAGAATCGCGTCAGCGGCTAGCGAGGCCGACTGCGTGTCTTGCAGGATCGCGTCCGCTGTGAACGAGGTAATGACCGTCGCGCCGGGGCGGAAGACCGCCGCGACTATCGCGGCACCGGATAGGTTGGTGGTGACCGAGAAGGCCGCAACAGCAGTATCGGCACCGGAGTTCGAGTTGGTGATGCCGTAGGCGAACGAGTAGTGGTTCTGACTCGATGTACCGTTGTTATTGCCAGCCGCAGTAACGGTGGTGACGTGGTTCGAGGTGAACGTGTCGTTCGGCGAGCGAGCCGTCGAGCGGCGGTCTGCCACCGCCATGAGCAATAGACAAGCACTGGCAGGATCGGCGCCAGACAGGGTGACTGTGGTTGGTGAGGCCGAGGCGGTGCCCGATCCATCTGCCACATCCAGCGAAGAAACCGCACCTGAGTACTCGGCCAGTTGCGCGGCGATGACGCCAGAGGTGATGGCCGCGATAGTCGGAGCAGCATCAGAGCCGAGCGCGACCTTGGCATAGATCGTGGCCGAAGCGTTGGTGCCCGCTATCTGCTTGGCAATGAACCAGCCATCAGGCGTGGTTGGCAGGGTGGCAACGCCCTCGACCGATACGAAGCAGACCAGCAGGTTGCCAGCGGTGCGGTTCTCGGATACTCCGAAAGTCGGGCTGACGGCATTACCCGCGGTGCCCTGCGTGGCAGTCCCGATGGTCCCAACCAATGCGATTGCCACTACACGCCTCCCCGCACGCGGCGATACCACGTGCCAGCCGAGAGCGGGTCAACGATGGTCAGGCGCGCCGCGTTGCCGCAGTATGCGATTGGGACTCCACTGGGCGGGAATGGCTGCCACGTGGCTCCGTCAAAGTATTCCCAGTTGGCCGTATCAATAGTGGTCCGATAATCACGGTAATTCGGACCGTTGAAACTTGGTGTCTGATCGAGTTCGATCTCGAACTGCATGGGCAGTACCGAGTTCGGCATCTGGAAGGTCAGGACCGGCGTGCCGCTGATCGGGTCGCCGTCTGGCGGGCTGATCCACGTCGGCTGCCCAATCAGGACGATGACCGCATCAAAAGTCAGGCTGCGGCGATGGACTCCGTAGTCGAACTCGGCGTAGATGAAATCGGCGGCCAACTCAGCGGTGATGGCGCTCGTGGTGAATTCGGCAGAAATCCCTGAGACTTCCAAGTCAGCGACGAGCGTCGCAACAGAGAGTTCGGCACTGATGGCCGCCGCAGAAATATCGGCGCTGATGTGGGAGGGATGAATCCCCGCGATCCACGCCGAGAGGGTTAGGCTCTTGCTCTCGGTGGCCCTGAGAACCGCGTCAGCGGTAAGTGCCTGATTGACTGCGGCGCTGATGATCGCATCGAGTCGCAGTGTGGCCTGCGTCGCACCACTGATCGTGGCATCCAGCGTGAAACTGGTGCTCTGGCTGCGGAAAACAATTGCGTCCGCAGTGAGAGAACGCTTCTGAACACGGAGCAGGACCGCATCGAGAGTGAGGGCAACGGTGGGCGGTACGAGGACCGCATCGAGCGTAAGAGAGGCACTTCGCGGGGACAGGATTACCGCATCGGCGGTGAAGGCACCTGTGCGCCCCTTGCGAAGCACCGCATCCGCCGTGAGGGCGGCGGAGAATGTTCTCTTTACAACGGCATCAACGGTGAGCGAAGCGCTTTGCGCTCGCCGCAGAACCGCGTCGAGTGTGAATGTAACAGATTGCGTCCGCTTTGCAATAGCGTCGAGCGTTAGGCTCGCGCTTTGGGTGCGGAACAGGACCGCATCGACCGTCAGGTTATGAGTGGCCGATGTTGAAATCGACGCATCTAGCGTCAGTGATGCACTGCGGCCTGCCTTTATGACCGCATCGGCATTCAGGCTGGCAGCCTGCGTGCGCAGGATTACCGCATCGGTAGTGAGAGCCGCAGATTCGGTCGCTCGAATGACCGCATCGAGTATCAAAGCGGCGTTTTGGGTCGCCTTTGTAACGGCGTCGAGGTTGAGTGCGGCGCTCTGGGTTCGGAGGAGTACCGCGTCGGTCGTTAGGGCCGCAGACTCAGTGGCCTTGAGAACTGCGTCCAGACTGAAGCCGGTAACACCGACGCCTTGGACCCAAGCGTTGAGATTGAGGCTGGCGCTCTGCGTGACACGGATGACCGCATCTAGGGTCAACCGTGGACTGATGACCGCATCGAGGCTCAGGCTCGCGGTCTCGGTTGTCTTGATTACGGCGTCGAGCGTGAAGCTCGGCATCAGTACCGCGTCGAGGCTTAGAGCAGCGGCCTGCGTTCGGAATAGAACCGCGTCTGCGGTCATCACCGCCGACTGGCCGCGCAGGATCACCGCATCCGCTGTGAGGGCGGCCGTCTGAGTGACACGCAGAATCGCGTCAGCAGTCAGGCTGGCGGCTTCGATACGCTCGATGACAGCATCGAGGGTTAGCGAGGCGCTTTCGGTCGCCTTCAGCACCGCGTCCGCTGTGAAAGCGGCGGTCTGCGTGTGCAGGATTACAGCGTCGAGGCTCAGGCTTGCCGATTGGGTCCTGAGCAGAACGCTATCGAGCGTGAGAGTCGCAGTCTGACTACGCAGGATGACTGCATCAGCCGTCAGCGCCGCGCTCTGAGTGACGCGCAGAACCGCGTTGAGGGTGAACGAGGCTTGCTGCGTACCGGCCGCGATAACCGCGTCGAGAGTGAACGAGGCGGTGTGACCGATCTGCATGGTCGCCACGTCGCTGGTCTGCGGCGATTCAGCAGTTGTTCGATTGAAACTCCCGGTGCGGGTTGCTACATCAGAAGTCAGCGGCGACTCAGCAGTGGTGCGACTGAAGGTTGCAGTGCGAGTCGCTACGTCGGAAGTGGTCGCACTCTCTGTGTCAGTCCTGTTGAATGTGCCGATGCGTGTAGCCGCGTCTGAAGTAGTCGGCGACTCCGAATCAGCCCTGTTGAAAGTGCCGATTCGCGTGGCTACGTCGCTGGTAGTCGGAGACTCAGATGTAGTACGACTGAATCCGACCTGCCGAGTGGCGACATCGGCCGTAGTCGGCGTCTCGGCCGTTGTGCGAGAGAAGGTGCCGGTACGTGTCGCTACGTCAGAACTTGTCGGCGACTCGTTCTCGTTGCGGCTTTCACCCTCGACCGCCAGCGCCGAGTCAGAGGTGGTGGGCGCCTCTGAGGTGGTGCGATTGAAGGTCCCGGTTCTGGTGGCTGAATCGGATGTAGTCGGTGATTCAGACGTGGACCGCGGGAAGCCGACCGACCGTGTGGCTGCATCAGAAGTGGTCGGCGCTTCAGCGCTGGTGCGACTGAAGGTGCCGGTTCGAGTAGCAGCATCGGAGGTCAGCGGCGATTCACTGGTGGTGCGCGAGAACGTGCCCGTCCTCGTCGCCACGTCCGAGGTGGTCGGAGACTCACTGGTAGTTCGATGAAGACCGACTACACGGGTGGCCGCATCACTGCTGGTAGGCGCTTCAGTGGTAGTGCGTGTGTAGCCCACCGACCGCGTAGCAACGTCTGAAGTTGTGAGCGCCTCCGCGGTAGTCCTAGAAAGAGTGGACGTTCGGGTAGCAACATCAGAAATGGTCGGGGCTTCTGAAGTGGTGCGGCTGAACGTACCAGTGCGCGTCGCCGCATCAGAACTAGTCGGCGCTTCCGAGGTCGTTCTCTTGAACGCGCCTGTTCTGGTGGCTACATCGGCGGAAGTTGGGGCTTCGGCAGTAGTGCGAGAGAACGTACCTGTTCTGGTCGCAACATCGGAACTAGTCGGTGCCTCGGCTGCAGTACGGCCGAACGTACCAGTACGGGTGGCAACGTCTGAGGTGGTGGGCGCCTCTGTAGTAGTCGCCTGCGCGTTCTGGGGCCCGCTAACAGGCTGAGTTGGAGGCAGCCGTTGAATAAACGGCCCGCGGCGAAATAGGCCACGAGAACTCGCCACGTCAGAGCCGCGATTCGATTACGACGAGAGGGTCGGCCATTGCATTGGCCTCGACGCTAGACCTGATGGTATTCAGGTAGCCCCGTAACGTGGGGCCAGACGGCGGCTTGGGAACGCCGCTAGATGCTACTACCCGGTTGTGGTGACCGTCGAAGTCACGGTCAAGGTGTCCGTGTTCACCAGAACCGCATCAGCATTCAGTACGGCTTCGAAGACCAAGACTCCGCCAGCGGTCGTGTTCAACGCGGTGAACAGACCCATCTTGTGAATAGTCACCGAACTGGTCGAGGTGAATAGGTGCTGCATGGTGTAGTTGTTGGTGCCGCCCGAGTGAGCGAAAGTCGCAATTGCTCGCTTGAGGTCTGCGCCCGTCTGCTCCGTGGCAAGCGTGGTGTCAGCAGCAGATGCGGGGTTCGTATCCGCCGTCAGGCCCATGAAGCGCGGCGAGCAGGTGGGAGCGATGAAGTAGCCGTTGGTAGCAGCAGGGGTGGTGCCTGCGGTGTCGTTCACCAGCCACCACTGGTCCACGGTCACCACTGTGGCTGAGTTGGTGCCGACGTTGCCGTACACCGGAGCCGTGGTCAGGCCCGTGACCGGGCACCAGATCGTCCAGCCCTTGTACTGGTCTGTGGTCATTCCACCGCCAGAGGGCGTGGCAGAAGTGGCAGAGGAAGCGGTCAGTGCTCCAGATTTGGCAGGTGAGTAGCCAAAAGCCGCATCCCACAGGTCACGGCCCACGTTGGTCAGCAGGTTATAACTGACACCGAGGTCCTCGAACGTCCCATCGGCATGAGTGACGAGGGCGTGGACAGCATCAGGTCCGAGATGCAGGGAATGCTCGACCTTGCGATTACGCATGATCGAGACTTCAGCGATATCGGAGGCGTGCAGGTGCTCGATACGCGTGCTGACCTCGCCGCCGAGAACAATCTTGGGATGTGCCATGGGTAGGTCCTTTCGGTACAGGGGATGACGGCGCATTTCGCCTCCTAACAGAAGACCCGCCGAATGGCGGGCCTTTCTTGAAATCGCCGCTAACCGCGGCTTAGTAAATGCTCTGGTAAGAACCCAACTGCACCATCGTCGGTCACGATCTCCCAGTGCTCCTCGGTTCGCTTGCCGACCGCGATGCCTTCTTCGTCGTAGACCCGCTCGGCCTGCTCAAAGTGACGGATGGTGCCCTTCACCTTGCGAAGGACTGGTTCGCCAGCCTTACCGTAGGAATCGGAGTCTGGCGGCAATTGCTCATGGACCTTCTCGTAGACACCATGCTGCAGAGTGAAGGTGCCCTTGTCTCCATCTTTGGCAGCCTTGCCATCCTTGGTCTTGAGAGCCTTGGCTGGCATCAGGTGACCTCCTCGAACTCTAGATCGGCATTCCACGATGTGAGGGTCGTAGGTGTGCCCTGAATCTGTAAGAGGAAGGTGAGGTCAGGCCCAACCAGCGGTCGATCCTCAGGTAGAAAGATCAATTCCCAGCCATTTAGGTTGTTGAATCCCCGCTGCCCCATGGCGGTAAAGGTGCCTGCCCCGTTGGCACTGGCATTCGTTCCGCAAGTGGCCGCGGCGTTGGTGGTCCCACCTGCGATGGCGGAAGCAACCGAGTTGATCGCTGTTGGTGCCGGAGTGGTACTCGTGAACGTCCCGAATGCGCTTGCTTTCAGCCCCCAGCGAACGGCCAGTTCTTGGCTGGTAGAGGTCCCATGCTGGCCGAGGCTCATACGATAGATGCGTAAGACTGAGGCACGGCTCGTGTAAGTAGTCGCGGCACGGATGGTAATGACTTCGCCATTAGCGATTACGGTCGCCGCCGCCATCGTTACGGTGTACAGAGATGCCATGGCGGCTCCTTACTGGGCTAGATATTGGGGCATGGGATTGACATAGGGCACCTGAGCACTTCCGGCCACGAACAGGGTGATGTCTTGGCCCATGTCGATGTAGGACGCGGCGTTGGTGGCTGAAGCCTCAGTGGTGCCGTCATACCAGACCGTATTGTTGTAGGAGGTGTTCATGCCTTGAGAGGCGACAGCGCGCCAGACCTCGAACACCAAGATATCTTGGTCAAGGGCGGCGACACCCACCTGACCTCCATAGGCGTCGCTCACCCAAACCTCGGACGTACTGGTATCTGACCCAGAGCTATTTCCGGTGACATTGAAGTCAACCACCACGCCGATCTTGGCTCCGGTACTCGGCCTCCATACCGCTATCACCATGCCCAGCCGGAATACAGAGTTGGTATTGCTCTCCTGCATGCCGGAAGCAAGCGTCATTCCGGCGGTGCCCACAGTCTGAGCAGCAATGGGTGCTGAGACACAGCGCAGGATCAAACTGGGCTGCGAAGCAGTCGTGGCGTTGGTCGCCAGCACGATCGAGGTCTGCGCCGAGACGCTGATGGTTCCGTCCGCGACGCGGTTGGTATCCCCACCAGTGGCGATCTTGGTGGGCGTCGTGGCGCTGACACTGGCTCCAGCGGCAGGAAGTGTCCCAGTGTCCGTTGTCGTGCCCCTGTGGAGATAAAAGCGCTGAGTGATTAGAGGACCGTCACCTTGAGGTCGCAGCAGCCTGAGAAGCCGGGGCCGACCGGATTATCCAAGCGCGTTTCCCTTGGGCCGAGGATCGGGTCGTTAGCACCCACCAGACAGTCGCCTCGGTAGTCACATGTCCCCCGAACCTCCCAGCGCCGTCCGTCGGTGCAGGAGTAGCGGACATAGCCTGCCCGCTCCTCCTCGATGAAGACGTAGGGATCAGCGGTCGGAATCACGGGCTGACGCTGAACTCGCAAGAGGCAATCGCGGCCCCGCCCTGATTCTTCACGACCTTGACCTTGGCCGTTCCCGGAACGCTGAAGGCGATCATCCCGCCCGAGCCATCTCCGTTCGCATCGGTCACGAAACCGATCTCGTCCTTCTGTCGGTCGGAGTAGGTCGTCCAAGCCACAACCGAGGTATCGGCAGGGCCGCCCGTCAGGGTGACGGTATAGAGCTGCTGCTGGCCAACCGGATCAGGTGAGACAGAGCAGGAGCCTGTGCCTGCCATAACGGTTCCTCCTGCGGATAGGGCGATGGCGAGTGAGAGCGCGATGAGGAGTTTCATTGGAATGACCTTTCTTGCTTGCGGCACCTTCTGGCACCATGTGATATCACTATAGTCATCTGATATCACGCTGGCAAGCCTATTTCACCATTCCCGCCATAGAAGTGGCCGTGGCATCCGCGGCCTGATACGGCAAACCGAAGATGTCCTCGGTGGTCCGTAGCAAGCCGAAGTGATTGTATGCGGTGGCGTCGGTGAAAGCGGCCTTCGCCATGCTGCCCGCGAAGACGGTAAGCACCTGATTGCCCTGCGAGCCGTCGTCCTCATCCCACGTCAGGATCACCAGACACTTATCGACCGTGCAGGCGGGGCTATTGAGAATAGTGGGCACGTGCTGGCTCAACCATGTATCCCCAGTGCTTATCGAGCAGTCGTGAGTATCGTCGCAGTTATCGGGCTTGACGAAGGACCAGTTCGGAGTGGTCGCGGCGCTGGCTAGATCGTTGGTCAGGTTCGGGAACATCGGGACCACGTGCGTGTAACACAGGCTACCCGGTGCGGTGTTCTGCCACATATCATCGAAATAGATCAACGGATCATGGTGCGCCCGGTAGGTGCCGGGATTGGTCAGCGTGCAGGGTGCAGGCATGTTCTCGAAATAGCCCTTGGCGCTCAGGCCCTTGGCTAGGAACTCATCGAGCAGGCTGGTCCCCGTGATGTGGCACGTGCTCGACGGATCACAGTCGGTGGTGATGCCGTGGTTCGACCCGGCATACAGATCGAGGTAATTGGGCAGCGACGGATGCATGATCGCGAAGTAGTTCGAGGCATGCGCCCATGTAGCCACCAGACCGTTGGTGTACGGCGTGGCGCTGGTTCCGAACACCTCGCTGTATGAGTGGTTTTCCATCACGATCACGAAGACGTGCTTGGCGCCCGAACTAGGAGTGCTTGTAGGGGTGGGAGTGGGCGTGAAGGTGGAACTCGGGCTTGCGGTTGGTGAGGGTGATGCCGTCAGGGTTGGTGTGGGAGTGGGCGTGAACGTGCCGGAGGCCGATGAGGTAGGCGTCGGGGTGGGAGTGCCGGTGGGATTCTCGACCGTGATCCAATCGACCTGAATCTCGGAGTTTCCAGAAGTTCCAGATGGGCATCCTGTCGCGTGGCACTCCTGCTGCAAGACGACGTGCTTGAGGGTATCGGGCAGCGTGGTGCTGCTACCTGAATAGGTCCAGACCACGGTCCCGTCGATGCTCGCGGTCACGACATGGTTGAGCCGCGTGAACTGCAGCGTGTGGAACTGGCTCAGGTCAACGCTATAGGCATGGGCGACCTGCTGATTAGTCGAGGAGTAGTGCAGGTACGTCGAGCAGCCAGTGGTTACGTCAGCCTCGCAGTAGTCTTCCTCACCGCCAGCGGGCCACGATGAGTCATCGTCCGGCCAGCGCATGGGAATGACGTAGTGGGCGCTGACGCCCGAGTCCACGATGCGGAAGCGCAGGGTGACTCTCTGGTCAACCGTCGAGAAGCCGTTGAGCCGCATGCCGCCCGTGTACCAAGCCGCCCCGCAGTTCCCAGAGGGCAAGTATGACTCTAGGAGGTGGAGGTAGCCACCCGTAACGAAGTCCTGCGAGGGTGCGGCACAGTTATGGGCATTGCTCCCGTAGGGGCCGTTGTAGAGACCCCAGTGGCTAGGTATCCCGCCGCTGTTGAACTCGTCGTCTACGACTAGGGACCAGCCGTTCGATGGTGATGGGCTGGGCGACGGTGATGCCGTGAGCGTAGGAGAGGCGGTAGGTGACGCCGTAACCGAAGGTGTGGGTGTCGGTGTCAAAGAGGCTGTCGGTGTAGGGGTAACGCAATGCGGGTTGCTCGGATGGAGTTGACAAAAGTCTGGCGGCCTTGCCGCTACCGAAGATGTAAAGCTGATGACCAACACCACGACGGCGATGATCGAGAGGGCTGCTCGGGCCACACCGATCTCCTAATCACGGTGGGCCGTCCTCACTTATGGATGGGTGGGTAGGTGGTTCTACGGGCGAAGTAGTGGAATCCGCCACGGTCACGGCTTTCTCAACGCCTGCAAAGACTGCGGCAAGGATGCCGAGCGTGAAGGTTTGCACGGCGTGCCTGATGTCGATAAAGCCGGTGATTGCCCCAGAGGCATTCACCGCCACAGTATACAGCGCGACCTTGGTAAAGCGTTTCGCGGCGAGTTTACGGGCTAATGCCAGATCGCCTTGGAGGAGCAGGCGAGGTGACTTCACTTTCTCGCTTTGCGGCCCGCCATGTTGGCAACAAAATCGCCGCCATCAGATGCCTTGGAGGCTGTGCCGTAGATCGCAAGGAAGGCTAGAAATGCCGCAAACACGTTCTCCACGTTAGGCGTGGCGCCACTTCCCAGCGCAGCAAGGATCACGAACAAGGCTGAGATGGCAGCCAGCACCAAGTTTCGCACTTGGGCCGTACTGGGAATGCTGGGGACGATGGACTGAAGATAGCCCCAGATCAGTCCCACAATGGTCGCTGCGGCGCCTACTCCGGCCGCGGTCCAGATACTCTGCAGGTCGAAACTCGGCACGTCTATCTCCTAGATACGAGTAAGAGTGAATGGTCCAGATTTGCCAGAGATGAGGTAATAGCCCTCGTAATACCCAGCCTGAATCAAGTAGTAGCCGGGTAGAGTGCTGGTCGCGGTCCCGGCTCCGCTGGCCCTAGCCCAATATCCACTCTTGCTGCCGGTGATGGCGCGGGTATAGCGAGCGATATGGAAGCCAGTCACGGTGCCGGGGCCGACCGTAACCTTGAAGGTGCCGGTCGGAGACGGCGCTGGTGCGGGCCGGATCAGCGATGAGCCAGCGTACACGCCGCCAGTCACGTACTGCTCAGGATTGTGGAACAGGCTGACCCCGTAACTATTGACCGTGCGGCAGGCAGTGTGCTTGTGCGGTCCGGTGGCGACCCCAGTGGCGCCTTCATAGCCAAGCAGTTGCCCGCGTTTGACGCTCTGGCCACGGCTGACCGCAGCGGAATTCAGGTGGCAGAAGGTGTAGTACATCCCGCCGTAAATCTTCACGTCCACGATGATGCCGCCACCAGCGAAAGTGCCGGGGTTCGGCGCCCAGCCCTCGTACTGGACCACGCCTGCCTCCATCGCGTACACCGGGGTGCCTAGTCCGTCAGACCAGTCGGTGCCTGCGTGGTAGTGCTGCGCATAGGAAGAACCGTAGTACTGGCTGAAGGCGCAGGTCTGAACGCCAACATGCCAGTAGGCGTATTCGAGGTAATTGGACTGATTGCCAAAATGCTGGGTCAGAATGCCCAGAGGCAGCAGCAGGCCACTCACTGGGTCACCTCGATGCTGGCCTCAGCCAGAACCTCACCTGTCAGCGACTTCAATTGGTAGCGATAGGCTCCAGCAGCCTGCCAAGACATGAGGGTATCGAATTCAGCATCGGCCTCGATCCCCAACGTCCCTTCAACTTGATTGCCGTCAGGAGCGGTAACCGACAATATCGTGTTCTCATCGGTCGGCATGTCGGCGACCTTGACCGAGAAGGGCTCATCCACTTTCGCAGTGGCCGGATCAAACGTGATTGCGGGCATCACTAGCCTCTCATCAGCGAATCAATGTCGTGGTCATCACACACCAGACCATCCTGCGTGATCCACACTCCATCACGCGTCCCGTCCGCTCGCTTGGCACCGATGCCGTAGGCCACCCATTCGATTCCTTGGAACGGGCCATTCAGATCGGTGGTGTGGCGCTTGTAGTAGAAGGGTTGGTCGTCTTCGTAGACCTCTATCCCAAACACCACCGTGTCATTCGACTTGCGGCACAGATACCAGCGCGACCGAACGCCGCGTATCCAGTCCTTCCAAATCTGCGCCCAGCCCGGATAGTCGAGGTCGATCTTGGTGTTCTGCGTGTTCTCACGGACGATGAACAGGAAATATGGGTTGTCGCCTACCCATTCGTGATGAACCTCGCCCACGGCCACATCGGCGGCTTGAACGCTCTCATGTACGGTCACTGCTTGAGCCTGTGGAATGCCTGCAGCGGGGTGACCGTGCTCAGTCCCATGCGGTTATTCGCCTTGCGGCGCTCCTTGACGACTGCCTTGTCACGCAGGGCCAGTTCCACTAGAAAGTCACGCTCGGTGATCTCCCGCTCTGCGACATGCCCGATCTTGATGCGGGTGTCCACGAAGATGTGACAGCCCGCGGCCTTGGCATCCTGACAGAATCGCAGGTCCTCTCCGAGTAGACCCTGCCACTTGAAGAACTCGGGTGGCCCAGTCCTCATCCGATCTTCGAGAGAGGGGATCGGGTTCCCGGCGATCTTCTCGAACACGCGCTTATGAATCACGGCGAAGGCGAGGCCGGTGGCGTCCACCTCGGCAATGTCGGCATCCCATGACTCGACGTAGTTGTAGAGCCCCGCATCGGCGGACTCACGCATGTACATGGTCGGCTGGAACGGCTCGGAGCGCCGGAAGCACAGAGCGCCCAGCATGTCGAGATCGTATTCCTCGCGGGTCGCGATCAGCCTACCCACCGCGTCGGGCTGCCACACCATATCGTCGTCAATGAAACAAATCCAATCGCCCTCAAGCCTCTGCACTGCCTCATTACGGGCCAGTGTCAGTACTGAGGAGCCGTGGATAATCAGCGGCCCTTTGACGTAGTACTCCGGCTTGAGCCATGTCCAGTCTGTACCGACCAGTGACATGACTGAGGAAGCTGGCATGCGATCCAGCATCGGGATCGCCACCGTGCCCGCGCAGACGCCGCCGCCACCCTTGCGAGTCGAGTAGATCATGTGCTCGCCGTCAGGATTTGGCGTTAGCGGTTGCTTCACCGTGATATCATTGTAGGCCACCGCATGGCTCTGCTCCGCTCATCAGCGCAAGGCAACGCAGCGCCAATCTCCGTCTCGCTCCGCATCGGACTAAGCTGCGTGGGCACGGCTTAGGCTGTCCATCACTTTCTGAAGCCCTTGATAAAGGGTCACTCGCGGTCGGTAGTATTGCAGCATCTCACTCGGGTCCGCATAGCGCGCATGCACACCTTCGGGCTTCGATTCATCGGTCACGATCTTCGGCTTGTAGCCCGCGATTTCTGCAGCGGCCTTGGCGATCTCAACGAAGGTGACTGGCACCCCAGTCCCGATGTTCATGGGCACGTAGCCCAGCACGCCCCGGCTCAGGCGTACCACGGTGGCTGCCACGAGGTCTTTGACATGGATGAAGTCACGGCTCTGGTGGCCCGAGCCCCAGACCTGTAGCGGGTCCTCATGGTTCAAGGCCCGTTGGCAGATGGCGGTGACCGGATAGGAAGCCGCCTGTCCCTCGCCGTAGCCCGAGAAGGGCCGCAGCACCAGCGTGTTGAGGCCGAACTTCTCCGACGCCATCCACGCTAGATACTCGGCCATCATCTTCTCGACGCCGTACCACTCGTCAGCCCGAGCCCACTCGGTCTGGGAGGGATGGAACATGGACTCCGCCAGTTTCATGCCCTTGTCGGACTGGTACTTGATGCCGTACACCGCCGAGGACGAGGGATAGACGGCAACCTTGGTATGCCCGGCCGCCCAAGAGAAGAAGGCCGCATCCAATCCCGCGTTACCGACCTGCTGGAACGGGTCGTTCTCGATCACTTCGCGGCCACCGACCACCGCCGCGAAATGCAGGGCGATGTCGAACACGCGCCCGGAAGTGAATATGTCCATGGCGTCGATGTGCAGCACGCCCTGTGGGCGTTCCTTGGCAGTATCGACTGCCACCACTTGGGTATTCGGCTGTGAATGGTAGTGATCGAGGAAGTGGCGACCCAAGAAGCCCGCCGCTCCCGTAATCAGGACTTGGCTCACGACTTTCGGGTGGGGGGCGGGCGGCCCACCACCACGCCCCCCATGTTCTAAGAGACGACCACGTCGGCCGAGGCGATCTGTGAATCGTCCGAGGTGTCACGCAGAGTCAATGTCCACGTGCCAGCAGCCGGGAAAATCACGCTGTTCCATTCGGCCGTGCCGGATGGGTTGGTGCTGAACGGATTGCTCAACAGATCATCCGAGCCTGACTTACGAAGGCGGAAGCGGTACACGATCTCCGGCTCGGTCGGATATGTGGACGCACTGAAGGCGCCACTATCGTTGCTCGGCTCATCAACACAGGTGATGTTGCACGCGGTCAACTTGGCGGTGATGTGTCCTGAAGTGGGGCTGATAGCGATTCCTGCGGCCATAATTACCTCCTAGAGCCATTCAGATCGGGTCCAGACTGCGGCGGGATCGTAACGCTCGATCAGTTCGCCACGAAACAACTTCGCACGTTCATCGTCATAGCGGTAGTAGACACAGCGCGTGCATTGCACGTACTTGAAAGATTTTCGAGTAGTTTCCACTAGGTCGTGTACGGCGCAGCCGTTGATCTTGGGCGGTAGCCACGGTGCCCGTTCGCGGGTATCGCCATGCTTGAGTTCGATGGAGTGCCACGAGAACGGCGGCTCCAGAATATAGACCGCGTGCTCCTCAGAGCGCTGCATCAGACGCGAGCCGAGTTGCTGGTCCTCTGACTCGTGCAGGCCATTGAAGGCCATGTCGAAAGCGCCAAAGTCCTTGATGAACTGCGTATCGGCGGCGAACATGCCGCCATAGCAGGACTGGTAACCGTGCCAGTGCGGAGGTTCGGGATGCTCGCGGCTCTCGCCGTCCTTCATGTTGAGCGCCATGATCTGGTCTGCGTTGTAGTTGGCGAAGTCCACAAGGCGATGGTTGCCCCACAAGTACTCGTCAAGGTTTTCGATCACGTCACCGATCATGGAATGCGGCGCGATCTGGTCATCGCCTTGGATCACAATCGTGTCGCACTTCGCGGCGAAGATGCCCACGTTCTGACGCAGTGCCACATCGAGATAGCCAATCGGATACCTCTCCGATGAGAAGCGCAGCAGCCGCACCTTCAGCCCGTAGTTTGAAAAGCGATGCGCCTCATTGGTCACCACCGTCACCACATCGGGCTGCGGATCGCACTTACTGAGTGAGTAGACCAGCCGCTCGACAGGTTCCTGCCGTAACGACGGGATAACTACTTCAACGCCGATTCGTAGACCTTCACCAGTTTGGCCGCGACTTTGGCTTCATCGTGGTACTTCTCGACATGGAAGCGACCCAGAGCACCGAAATGCTTGCGTAGAACCGGATCGGCGGCCATCTCACTGATTCTCTGCCGCAATCGGCTCTGATCGGTGAGGAGAAATGGCAGATACCCGTACACGTAATTCATCAACATGAGGATCGCCGGGTCAAACGCGCCAGAAATGACCGGAATCCCCATCGCCATCGCTTCGATGGCCGAGAGGGCATAGCCGATGTGGAGTTGATCGTAAAAGATATCTGCTTGGGACTTGCGCTGGAGACACTCGTCGTGGCTGGTCCACTCGATGAGGTCCACGTCGAGGTCGAGTTCTGCCACTGCACCCAGAAAGTCATCAGTGTTCTTGACTCCTCTGTGTGTCGGTGAATGAGCGATCTTCAGTCTGCGGCGCTTGGCTAACGACCGCATGGCCGCCAGTCTAGGGATATCGACCGGATTGGGGAGCCATTCTGCGTCAGGGTCGATCAAGGTCAGGTCGATAGTCGAGACGATGTGCTGAACCCCGTATTCCTTGGTGGTTCGCAGAATCTCGGCGGTGTTATCGACTCGGAACTCGGTGCCGTGTGAGTGAAACACCATCGGCTTGTCACGCCAGTTCGGAAACTCACCGGCCGCAGACCAGCGCTCCATGATATGGATTAGGTCGGCTTCATCCCAGAGCCGCAATAATTCCTCTGTAACCGGCTCACCCTTGGGCCAGAAGATGTCCTGCTCGTAGCCGATGTAGTTCTGATGCCGCGTCACCGAACGGGCAGTCCAGTCGGTGTATCGCTCCAAGGCGTGCTTCAGAGCGATCCCGACGCCACCCACATCCTCGTGGTCGCTGAGGATGAGTGATCTCATTCCACGCGGCGACCCACTCCGATCACCATATCTGGGTAGGGTCCCATGTTGAAGTGGAACGCTTCTTCAAGGCGGTGCCCGTTGGCCGAGAACCAGTTGTAGAAATCAGAGAGTTGATAGGCCCACCGATGACCCGGCTCGTCATCCGAGGCATCTCCGACCAGCGGATGGCCGATGACGCTCCATCGGGCTCGCGGCATCCAATCTGCGGCAACCTTGAGTGGATCGGTGAGGTGCTCAAGCACCTCAGTCAGGATCAGAACGTCGGAATCCCTCGGCTCGACATCCTCGACCTTGGACAGGATGAAGTCGAGGTCCGGCCATCGTTCGGCGCAGATGGTCTGAGCCACCGGCACCACGTCCACACCATGGACCTCATGGCCGTTGCTGAACGGGCCAGAGATATCCGCCGAGCCACAGCCCAATTCCCAAATGGTGCCCGGAAACTCCACCGCGTCGAGGCAGCGCCACACCAGTCCGCGGGCCACCGCGATCCGCCACGGCTGAGTCTCTACGAATAGCGGAGCGTCATTGCGGTCAAGATGAACCTGTACCACGTCGAGTTCGGGAGGTTTGGCAAGCCGCATCAGGCGGCCAGTATGCGCTTGAGGGTCTCCACATCCTTGGCAAATCCGTTTGCCATCCATCTCGCGAAGGCGGCCTTGTCGTGGTCGATCATCTCGCTACTGTTCACACGCTGGTAGCCCATATCCATCGCGGCTTTCCCGGCGAACGGATGCAGGTGCTCGATCACCACCTCTGGGAAGTAGAACAGCCGTCCTGTAGCCGATCCCAGCGAGCGCCAAGCGTTGTCCACCCACAGGTGCTTGAGCACTGGCGGCGCCATCCAACCCAGCGCGCTGATGATCGAGGAACTCATCACGACTTGAGTCGGCAGGTTCGCACCCTGATATAGATCATTGCCGTAGGCAAAGCCGCCACCTCTCCTGTCGAGTTTGGTGACGAATATCTTGTCCCAGCCCTTGGTGCGAGGGCGATGATCGTCTCCGAAGAAACCGATGTAGTTGTAGACCCCAATCGCTGAGTGCAGCGTGGCGGCCGCATTCAGCGCACGGACCATGGAGCCAATCGACTCGTTGATCTCGATATTGCCCGAGGGCAGCAGTTCAAGATAGGCGTCCAGTTCGGGATCATCCTCATCGACCACGAACAGGCAGGTCGTGTGCTTGAACTTCTTGGTTGCCTCGAACTCGGTCAGCAGTTCCAGCGCGTTGGTGGGTCGCCCTCTGCTCGGGACTAGGACGAGAAGAGACATCTAGAGCGCCGGAAAATGTACCTGCGCCAAGATCAGGAGGGCCACTCCCAACGCCCACCACTTGGGAGCCAGCGTGCCCAGAGCCACCGAGAACGACTCGAACAGGAAACAGATCGCCGCGGCTATCAGGAGAATCAGAACCAGCATCACGTCAGTCCTTTCGCTTTAGCCCATTCCTGAGCGGCCAGTGCCGCCGCCCTATTGCCCCGAGCATGACGCAGGACGGCCCACTTGGCGATCTGCGCCCAGAAGGTGATGTCGCAGGCCTGCGCCAGACAGCCAGACGGTTGCGGCGCAGGGGTCGGTGTGGGGAGAGGGATCGGGAGATCGTGGCCGGTGAGGCTCTTGAAGGCCGCGGCCAGTTTGGTCGAGTCAATGCCGGTCAGGAATTGGGTGGTGCCGAGGTTTTCGGGCCAGACCACCACCCATGCCTCCTCGACCAGATGTGACCAGAAGCCATCGGTGAAGGAAGTCTCCTTTGCCCACGTGATGAACTTCTCGTCTGAGCCCGGCGTCGAGGGGTTATAGCCGCCAGTCTCCACCGAGTGCCCGCCTTCAATCCCGGCGTTGGGATGGTAGTCCCACGGCCTGCCCGCATCGAAGTCATCCATGTTGGCGTTCTGGACGTTGATGCCGACCCAGATATGGCCGAAGATCGCCATCGCCGCGGCGGCTTCCTGCGGATTGGTGTAGTCCACCTTGGCGAACGCAATGGCCTTGACGCCATCCGGGCCACCCTTGCTGACGAGGTACTCCAAGCAAGTCTGGATGTCCATGCCATTGTCGTCGTTCGGAAACTGCGGGTTCTGGGTCTTATAGACCTCGATCACGTCGCTCTGGCTCGGATAGTTCTCCTTGCCTCCCAGCAACGCGGTCATCAGGCGGCGCTGGTTGGCCCACGTGACGGCCACGCAGTCGCCCCAGCGGTCGTTTCCAAGCATCGCCCAGCCAGACAAACGGCCTAGATAGTCGGCCGAGGCTGGATGCTCGGGCACCACTCCTGATAAAAACTGAGAGAGCCGCAGTGCAGGAGCATTCTTGGGTGGGCGCCGTCCGAGTTTCACGTCAGGCATCAAAGGCTCCTTACATGGAAAGACTCGCGGCTGATGTGGGCGATTCAGTCACGAGTCCTGCCATTCACGGCAACCGATACTGCAGATGGTGCTGCGGGCCGCCGCTATTCAAGGGGAGGGCTTGCGGGTCCTCGCAAGGGATAATTGCTGCCCAACTGCCCGCTCGCTCGCCGCAAGCCCTCTAGGGAGACTCCGCCTTGCGGCGATTGCCCGAGCCATCCCTGTTTCTAATGCGGCGCCACGAGTCAGATTAGGAGTTTTGCGCCTTCGCTTTTAGCAAAGAACTCCGTGGGCCGAACCCGCTCGCGCCGCGATATCACCTTAGCGACTGGACTCAGTAGAGTCAAGCCTTTTCCTACGATAGCCTTCCTAGGTCTCATCGTACGAGACACTCGCTATTTCCTGTGTCCAGTTGCCGGGTCCGCAGGTTGCGTCAACTTGCAACTGGAAGACGAAGTACTTGGTGGTGGCGTTGGTCGCCGAGTACGACGCCGAGTCGAAGGTCAGTTTGTTGCCCGCGGTGAAGTTGACGAAGGTCGTGTTGGCGACCGTGCTGGTCGCAGTGGTTGGAGTGGCCCCAGTCACATAGGCGCCAGTCACCATCAGCGTGGTGCTGGTTTGTACGGCGCCGTCACCCCAAATCTTGAAGTTGGTCACCGCGTTGGCGGGAGCGGTGTCCACCTTCATCTTGAGCCACTTCTCGTAGGAGTTGGTGCCGACCGTGATCGGGTTGGCTTGGCGGTTGCCAAGCGTGTTGGTGGCGTTGTCGGCCGACTCCAGATCAATACCTGTGACTACGGCGGATTCGGTTCCGGCTGAAGCGCCGGTATAGACCCTGAACGAAAGACTAGCGGCCATGAGATATCACATTTCTCCTACGCTGGACCCTTGGATGCGGCGTTGGCTGGAGCCTGTGGGCGCGGCTGGCTCACCCCATTTGCGGGAGGGTTGGATGGTGCCGCGGCGGCGGCCTTCTTGGATAGACCCGCCATATCGGCAGGTGTTGGAATGTCATCGGCCTTGCCCGTCAAGCGGACAATGCCGAGCGGGGTGTTGGCGATCAATTGGTTGAACGGGTTTTCTGGATCGTTCACATCACCGATTGGCTCGCGGCCCGCGTCAATCAGAGCGGCATTGATGGTCAGGTACGGCATACCCGCCAGAGCGATCTTGTTGATGGTGGCCTGCGCGGTGGACTCGCGGATGGTCAGGCGCGGGAAGCGGAAGGCGAGATTGTTATCGGGGCCGCCGAAACTGTGGTGCCAGACGTACTGCTGGGTTAGTTCGTCTTGGATCAGATCGGCAAGGGGCCGCAGACCACGGTCCTCGGACAGATCGACCTGCGTATCGGAAGTAGAACGGTTGATGTCGAACAGCAGGCCGAGGTCTTGGATCGACAGGCCGAACACGATGGCGAACTGGCGCACCAGCCATTGCTGGTACTCCAAGAACTGCATGTCCTTGTTGGTCGGACGGAACGCGGTGTAGCCGGGATTCTTGCCGCCCGCGGTGATGGCAAGCGCCCCAGACGACTGCAGGTCTTGGTAGAACTCTGACTTGAACCGCTCACGGTCATCGGGCGTCACGCCCTCGCCCAGATGTAGCAATCCATCAGGAATCGGGAAGTCGATCAGGCGCCGGTTGTAATCACTGGCCGCCATCTCCGAGACGACCACATCACGCAGCACTTCCAGCGGCGAGACACCCAGCACGGTGTAGGTGCTGGGGTTCTGCATCATGTAACTCATCTGGGAGTTCTTCCATGACGTGCCGTGATATTGGCCGTCTGGATACCAGAAGTAGCGCGGCTCGTTGCGATCCGAGCCATCCCACGTGGTCGAGACACGCACCTTGGCCGCATCTACTGGATGAATCTGGACCAGATCGCGGAAGCCGTCCTCTACGCCCTCCGATACGCCCGCATCCAGCGTCATCAGGTCTTCGATGATGGGGGTGATGAAGGCTCGGAAGGAGCGCTGCGTGTCATTGGGATGCGCGAACAGATCGGTGATCTTGGCGGCCAGACGCTTGGAATAGGGCCGGTTCACGTCGAATGGCCCGATCTCGAAGTCTGCTGAGGCGATCTGGTTCTTGCGAATGTCGATGGCGCCGCGAATCCACGGATTACTTCTGGTCCACGAGCGATAGCCATTGACATTGGTCTTGAAGGCACGGTTCTGGGATACGGCGATAGACGCCAGCGTGGACGGGCTGCGATCAACCGCCTTGGGGGCGATGGCGCGCTGCAGCCATTGGGTAACAATTCCTGCCAACGCCTTACCTCATTCCAAAGTGATTGGACAGCAGTTGCCGCATTTCACGCTTGATAAGGTCCGATTCTTGGCTCTTGGCGGCTGCCGCGATCTTCTCAGGTTCTACGGGCTTGGGGCCGTGTGCGATTTTCACATCGCTGGGACGTATCACGCTAAAGGAAAAATCACCGCCACCGAGGTCCATGGCGAAGCCCAACGAGTCCACGAAGTCGTCATGGCCTCGGTTGAAACTGAGCAGTTCGCGCTCGAAGTCACTGCCACGCAGTGAAACGTGGTGATAGACCTTGTGAGCCTCGTATCGCGCGGCCACGCCTCGGCCGCGGGTGGTCTTGTCGGTATCGGTCTTCTTGGGGCTGACCGGGATGCGCGGATAGTCCCGCATCAGTTCTTGGACCAGAAGCGTCTGCGCCTGCACCGCCTCGACCTTGACCAGCGAGATTTGGGGGAAGGCCTGATAGCCCGCGTTCACGAAAGCGGCGTGGCCGCCCTCCATCTTGTCGCGGTAAGCACTCATCACGAAGAAGTCGCCGGTCCGATTCTCAGCCACCACTACCCGCGCGGTGTAGTCGGCGCGCTCGCGGGTGCTCATGGCGAGGTCTACGCCCATGCGGTAGGTGTACTCGCCCTCCGGCAGGACATCGAAGTACTGGAACCACTCGGCGCGGAAGATATTGCCCTCCAGCAGGCCGGTGATGTCGTTGAGGTAGGCGCACGCGAAAAGCGGGCCGCCCATGTTCTCCTTCATTTCCAGCAGCTTGGATACGGGCCACACCTCAGGCCAGTACGAGAACAGGTTGCCTTCTCGCTCGATCAGGGCTGAGGTGATGCGGTGCCGCCAGCCGCGGCCCTTGGGCTTGGGCTGGATCAGCATTTGGTACAGGTCGTCCTCGGCCCACGCGGTGCCGATGACCAGAATCACGCCCTGATCCGAAAGACACGGGTACAGCGTCTTCCACATCCACTGGTTGACGCGCTCACGCTGCTCGGGAGTGGCCGAGTTCTCGTCGTCAATCACGTCATCGAGGATCACCACATCGAAGCGCTTGGATACGACCTGCCCGCCCACGCCTCCGGCGAACATAGTCACGTCCTTGGAGCCTTCCCAGCGGCTTCCGGCCCGCAGCCACGTGGCATCGGTCCACTTGGTATCGGACACCAGATGGCCGAATATCTCCCTGAAGCGCTCGTTGCGCTCTAGGGTCAGCCGAATACCACGGCTCATGTCGAAGGCGCGCTCGGCGGTCTTGCTGAATAGGCCGATGCGGATATTGGGCCGTTTGGCAACGAGGTAACTGCCGAGGATGGTGGTCACCCACGTGGTCTTGGCACCACCGCGCGGCTCCATATCAACCGAATCGGTGTGAGTATCTATACCCTCAAGGCAGAACTCCACCATCTCGCGATGGTGTTTGGCGGGTTCGTAGCCGAATACGTACTCGCCGTACTTGAAAACGTCATTCGGCGCCTGAAACCTCAGAATCAGGTCCAGCGCTTCTCTGGCTTCCTCCGGGCTCAACGAGTCGGAGTCGGGAGGCTCGTTCGATCCGTTCGATGGCATCGTTGTCTAGTCCTTGGAAGGCATGGAGGTTGAGAACACCTTTTCTCTCCTCCGTGCGGGCCGTGGGCTGGCCGATGATGACGCGGACCAATTTGGAGATCAAGTCGAACTCGCGCACGCTGATCGGGGTCTTGCCCGCGGCGATCTGTTCTTCCCAGACCGGGACCTGCTTTTCAACGAGGCCGAAGACCTGATCGGCGATCTTGAGCATTGCCATGTTGCGCTTCGCCAGATCGACCGCACCCGAGTCGGCCATGAGGTCGTACGCCTTGGAGGACAGCGAATTGCGGTAGGCGTCGCGCTTGGCGTCCCAGCCACCCTTCTTCGCCTCGCGGCTGACAGTCGAGACGTTGATCTCAAAGCGGCGCCCGATCTCGCGCATCGAGTACTCGCCGGTCACGTACTCGGCCTCGATACGAGCCCAGTCCATCGCTTTTCGAGACATCAGTCCTTCTTTCGGCGCTGGACGCTGACTAGGACCGCGATCCGGTCAGAGACGGTGCGCTTCTCAGGATGCGGCTTGGAGTAGCCGTGACGATCCCACTCCCTCTGGCGCCGTTCCTCACGATGCACTGGATCGAGCCGATAGTAGGTCGTGCCCTCAACTACCACCTCGGCCGTCGTGAAGCGCCGACCGCAGTCCATGCAGCCTCGCCAGCGTATGCGGAGTTGCTCTGGCGCTTCGCTGTAGCCACTGGCGCGAGTCTGGGACCACGTAGAGCCGCAATATGGACATTCTGGACCACGATAGTTGACGGAGCGCCGCTTGCGCGGCCGCTTCAACGCCACAGGTGCTTGCGTCGCTTGGCCCTCGTGAATTCGCGCCAGTCCAATTGGACGTTCTTGCGTTGCGGCAATTGCTCGTCTTCCGCCTGCTCAAGCATGCAGGCTGCGCATACGATCACGCCATGCACGTAATTGCCGCGCTCGATGGGCTTGGAGCAGATAGCGCACGTTAGGGACGGCATTGCGCCTTCCGTGCTGCAGCATAGCGCCGCATGTTCAATCTAGCCGCATTTCTCCTGCAAATCCGGCAGTCCCTTCTACCGTCTGGATAACGATACAAGTTCAGACCAAAGAGGGCATGACCTCGCTTACAGATCACCTTGTGAGTGTTCTGATTCCCTGAACGCCGGTTATTTTCTAGGCGAGTGACTGGTTCTAAGTGAACCGGATTTACGCAGCGCCGAACACCGCATAGATGATCGAGATGCAATCCATCTGGGATAGGACCTACCAATTCCAAGTAGGCGCGGCGCTGAGCCGTAGTCTGGACACCCCTCCAATGCGCTCGCCCGTATCCACTGGACGAAACAGCGCCAGTCCAGAGCCAGCATTCTCCAGACTTATCCACGCGCTCCCAAAATGAGAGATATTGGCGGGGAGCACAAAACACAGACCTACTGACTCGACTATCGAGCATGGGGCTATTCGGCTTCGGTGGCAGCGCCATCTTCGTCTAGCAAGGAGGGTATGTCAACCTCGTTTTGCTCTCGCGGCGCTTCAAACTTGTCGCGCCACGTCCCATCGGGGTCCATTCGCACGTCGAAGATGAATTCCTCGCAGGACGCGAAGCCTACGCTACCGTCCGTCTCGCAGAATAGGAAGCGGTCTCCGGTGACGTAGGCGTAGACCAGCACATTGCGGATTCCAGACGAAAATCGGCCTAATTCGGCGCCGATTGGCGATTCAAACGCAAATCCAGCCATTATTTCCCATTTTCGGCCGTTTTTTGCCTCCAGCCGCTATTCTGGAGTGTTTTATGCCGAGATTTAGCCTCTGAAAGCGCTTTTATGGCCCACGGCTCTGCCATTTCAATAGCGGACACCCATTCAGCGCTGAGAGCCTCGACTAAGGCCGTAGTGCTGACTCCGACCGATTTGGCCGCAGCCCGCAGATCGTCCCACGTCTCATCCTCGAAGCGGACTGCACGCTGGATTCGAGTCACGCCGCTCTTATATCACATCACGCAACTAGCGCGTGCTCGTGTTCGGAAGAAGCATTCTAGGAGGGGATGCAGCGGATTCCACATCAACTGGCCACAATCCGAGGGCTGGATTCAGACCGAGGGCCGCTACGACACCACTTTGAAGGTCAACGATCCGCTCGTCTGGGGTGCCTGTGTAGCAGTCGCAGAAATCTATGGGCCTGACAGTCACAGAGCGGCCGGTCTGGACGGATGTAATCGTCAGCAAGGAACAGCCTGAGCTGTGGCGGAGCGCCCAAGTACACGCGTTGGTCGCCACTCCCCTCCCCGGTCCGTAAGTCGAGGCCATGCCGCGACCGAGCCGCAGACAGCCCGCTATTCCTGTCGGAGTGTTGGCCGTGACTGGGATTGGGTAGCAACCGGATAACTCGATTCGTGGGCTAATCGGAGGCTCGGTGCTCCGAGATAGGACTGGTGACAAAACCAAGGGGAAAAGGATCGCGGCGCTAGTTGTAGCGAGTAGTCTGGCCCTCACTAGGCGGGGTCCTCATAGCGAGTTCGGACAGAGCGGCGTCGCGCTGCGCAAGCGCCGCATCGGTCAGGCTAATCGAGTCTGTCAATATGCGGTGCTGGTTAGCGAGGAGGTTCTGCTGCTTGTCAATGACCGCGGTCTGCTTGCGCGAGAGACGAATCCACAGCAGCGATACGATCATCCACAGCACGGCGCACAGCCAGCCAGCAGCCGCCAAAACAATCAGAGCCGCGATCATAGGTACTGCTTCAAGAACAGCCACAGCAGCGCCGCAATCACCAGCACGATCACCAGCCGCACCAGTATTTCGCGCTCGCTCACTCTGAATCCCTCTTTCTATACCGCCCAAGGGGTCGGCTTAGTCACGAAGTCTCCCCCACTCCCGGCATGCCCTCAGATTTCTTAGAGGAGGATGGGGCGGCGAGTTCCCAAGGATGCTTGTTGCAGTAGGCGCATCGGGTGTGGTTGGTCTGCTGCTCGGTCCACCAGACGTGGCGGACATGCTCACCGTTCTCCCAGCCGAAGGCCGCAACCGTGAATGCCACGGCCTCATCGATGATCCGTAAGGTGAGGCGGCCTGAAGCCGAGTTGTCGCAGTAGTCAGTCACCGTTCCACTCCCGGCATGGGGGTTGTGTCGGACTTGGAAGGGAGGGAGGCGTGGCACTTGCACAAGCACGGGCACTCGATCCCGATGGTGCTGATCGTCCCCTTGCAGAGATAGTGCAGGTGCTTACCGCAGGCTCGCGTCAGGTCGCCATTGAGCCATCGAGGGAACTCGGGTTCTCCGAAAGCGGGCTGGCCCGGAATCCGCCGCACCATCCTCACTCCCGATCCCCTCCTACAGGTTGGCTGGAAGACTGCCCTGCAAGGCGGTGATATTCGGCGGCGATGGAGCGCCAGTCATCGGGCCTCGTATCGCGACCACTCAGGCGCACAGCGATGTCGCGACCACCGACCCGCCGCCCATCCATGACATTGCCCCAAGCCTCTGCAACGAGACTCCAGTCCACGTCCACTGGCGCAGCGGCGGGGTCCACGATGATCGCTTTGTGTCCATCGCTTCCATCAACGACATCAAAGGTTGGGGGTGGCGCAGCGGCGGGGAGTCGGAGTGCGATTGCGTAGTCGAGCCCGTCCTTCCAGCCAGCCTCGTAGTCCTCGCTGCCTTCTCCAAGCGGCCCATCCCGCAGCCGTTCCAGCGCAGCCCTCACCGCGTCACTCGGGGCAGCGGGGTCGGTCATGCGATGCGCCTCAGACGGCGTTCGCGGCGCTCGGCCTTTGCTGCAAGCGTGGCCGAGGTCAGGGCGGGCTTCCAATCCCAGGTATCCGCCAGATGAAGCCCGTTGATGTCTGCTCGCCGCAGATGCCCGGACTTGTCCACGACGACTGCCCACTTCGGAGGTAGGAAGCCCACGATACCCACTGGCTCGCCGCCGTTCGTGATCGCTGCCATTGCTCGCACACTAGTCATCGCTTTCTCCTTCGTTCCTCATGCTCGCTCACTTCGGTTCCTCCGCCTTGATTCGGCGTTCAGCTACTTGGAGGGTGGGGCAGTCGCAACGCTCGACGGCGTGATTGCAGGCATCACACATGAGCCAATACTCATGGCGGCGACCGAGCCAGCCCATCCGTCTCTTGGTCGCGCCGCAAACAGAGCACCGACCGTCAGTCTTCCCCAGCGACGCATAGATGTCGGCTTTGGCCGTGATTACGGAGGTCACTCCCTCTCCTCTCCGGGCAGGAACCGTCCGAACCGATCTCGCTGCCGTTCCCTACCAGTCCACGGTCGCTTATTGCGGTTCTGCTCGCTGTGAGTAGCCCACCTGACATTCCCCGGCTCATAGCCTCGCTCGTTGTCGATGCGATCGAGCGTGTAGCCGAGACCGGGGCGAGGACCGATGTGGGCTAGGAAGGCCGGGAAGTCATTGACCCATTCGGGAGCCATCGTGATCCCGCGCTCACCGTAGTTCTTGTAGCTCTTCATCTTGGGGTTGAAGCACCGAGCCTTGGCGTTCTGCCAAGCCCAATACTCCCGATGCGTCTCTTTGTATCTGCGGTCGGCCTCCACCTTCGCATCGTGGCTGCCACGGTAATCGGCATGGGCTAGGCGATACCTGCGGTTCTCTTCCCGCTTGGCGGCTGCACAGATATCGCAACGGCAGCCCTGCGTGTAGAGATACGAGCCGTGCTGGACCGTCCTATTCATCGTCCTGCTCCTCTGTGGCCGCTGGCGGGTCCGGATCGGGCCCTTCGGGGCGGTGACCCTGCTCTTTCGCAGTTGGGCGACGGTCATCTTCCGCGCCTATCCCAGAGCTCTGACCAGCAGAGTTGTGGCGTGGCCGGTCGATCGGCACCCGATCCGGTGCTGTGGCCGCTGGCGGGTTGGCGGCAAGGAACCGGGCGCGATGGCCTTCGTCGCCCCACGTCACGACGCCCTCGTTCTCCATAAGCGCGACGGTTCGGGCGGCGGCTTCAACCTCGATAGCGAGGACCGTCTTGAGTGCTGCGGCCCGCAATGCATCCTTCTGCGACTCAGGGATGAATGGGTCACTAGCCGTGGCCTCCACCACGGCCCGTCCCGCATCCGTCCGTGGTTCCAGCAGCGCCTTTCCAGCGGGGGTCATCGCCGCGTACCAAAGGCGGTGTCCAAAAGTTTCCCAACCTTCTTCAGATCGTAGTCTACGAGGGGGCACCACATGCGGCGGTCTGCGGTCAGGTACATGTTGTCCTTGGGACACGCAAAGCCGCGGATATGGGTCCTGCCGTCCGCGGCGGTGGCAGAGCCTTTGATGCCTCGCGCCGCATTCCGGTCAAGGTTCTGACCTAGCCGCCCTGAGCCGTGAGATTTCTTGTCGATCATCACTTGGCCGGGATAACCACGCCAGTGCTGCTGCCCCAACACGAGAATCCGGCAGGCAGAGCGTAGCCCTTACTGATTGCATCGTTGAGCAGATCAAAGCATTTCGACACCAGCACGTTGGGGTCCTTGGATACCGATGCGGCCAGTTCGGCATTGGCGTTGGCCTGTGCCTGAGCCGTCTTGACGGCCTGCTGTGCAATGCGGGTCTGGGCGATCTGAGCCTGTAGTGCATTCAGACGGGCCTGCGTGCTGGTGTCAAAGTGCAGAACCGGGATGAACACGCTCAAGACTTCGACCTGAACGCCAATCTGGGCCTGCATCTGGGCAAGGACCGAGGCGGCCAACGAGCTGAGTGTCGGCGCTGCCGAGTTACCGCTGCTATCGACCAGCAGCGGATCGTAGTCAGCCAGCACTGCATTCAAGTCGGTCGCCAGTTCCCGAGTGACGAGCGAGTTACGCACGTTGTCGAAATCGCGGTAGTCCTGAAACAACTCGGGTGCGGCCGATTCTCTGATCCGCCAGCGAATGGTCACGTCAGTGCAGGCCACGATCTGGTGCGCAATGCGAGTAGGTACGCACGAGTTCTGGTTAGAGGCGTCGCGCAAGTCGGTCTGCACCGCCGCATCCATCTCGGTCACATCTTCCCAAGGCGCCTTCCAATGCAGGCCGTTATCCAACACGCCGACTGGACGCGCGAAGGCGGTCACGATGCCGACTTCCTTGGTACCGACGATGACGATGGTCGAGAACAGGATGGCTATCAGCGCCAACAGCAGGCTGCCGATGCCAGCGGCGATGAGTCCGCCGCGCTCCTGAACATCAACAACGGCTGCGAAGAACAGCGCGATGGACACCAATATCAGTACAAGGCCAAGAATGAAAGGAATCATGTGCTCACCTTATGGGTGCGCTGGTATTGGTGGGCCTGAGAAGAATTGATGCCGTGCGCCTTCACGATCTGGTTCCACTCGGCATCATCCCATAGCGGCTTTTCGACCAACTCCAAAGGGGGCTTCTGGGCGCTGACTGAAATATCGCCGGGTGAATACGTGGCGGTCGAAGTAGACAGCATGCCCAGCGCATCCTTGAGCACGAGGTTGGTGAACTGGCTGGCCGACTCACCGCGCTTAGAGGAATGGGAAACGAGGTTGTCCCAGACCTGATCCTCGATGTTCAGGGTATGCGGCCGCGACAGAGATCGGCTCAATTCAGTCTCCCCATATCGGTGACCTCAGCCACACGGCGATGCAGCCATGTCAGCGAGTCCTCCGGCTTCGGAGCCGTCTCCTGCAAGATGGGGTCGGAGGAGACAACTGGCCTCGGGTAGGCAACACCTGTCTGATAGGTGCTGTTATCGCTCCACGTGCTGAAGTCGGTGTACAGGATGGTGTTGGAAGTGGTCGCGGACGTGTTCAGGTTGAAGACCGGCCACGGCTCGTAGACGGGCATCAGTCATCCACCAGCGCGGTCTTCTTACCTGTCGGTCGCTTGCTGCCATTGGCGCCACCCAGCGCAATGTGCTCGGTCACGTTGGGAAGACGCTCCAGCACCTTGCCGATGGTCTTGTGCAGGTACTCGACTTCCTTCTCGAATCGGGCGGTGGTGAACTTCATCTGCTCCTCGAACCTGTCCCGGTCGGCCTGCAGGTTCTCCTCGCGCACCTCAAGAATAGCCTTGTCGCGCTCCAACTTGGTCTCGGTCTCGACCTGCTTCCTGAGTAGACCGACCTCGTGCCGAACCTCGCGCTCCTTGCGGGCCTGCTCCTCCTCTTTGGTTGATTTCTCGATCTTCAGCGTCGAGATTTCCTCCCGCAGCAGATTGATCTCGGCGACATATTTCTTGGCCTTGGCCAGCCCCTCCTTATCGCCGGACAATTCAGCGATCTGCTTCTTGAGTCCACGGATTTCTTCGAGCAATTGGTCTTGCCCAGAATAGTCGCGGACCTTGCGGAGAAATTGCTGCTCAGAGCCGACCCAGAAACCCACCGGCGTTCTCCTTGCTGAGTTAGTGCGGTAAGGCGTCCATTGTAGCGTTCAGGCAGTAGGATGTCAATGTTGCGTGGGGTACGGAATACGACGCTCGACCACCATTTCCCTTGCTCGGGAACTTTCGAGGTGGGGCCTAGCATAGGGCTGGTGGTGAGGTCAAGCTGATTGTTTGGGCTTGCGGTAGCGCCGCAAGGTGGTATGCTGAGTGCATGAGGATCGTAGAGGAGAGCCGAACCTATAAGAATGCGGCTTTCGTGCTCATTGGCGCCTCAGAACAGGAGGCGTACTTGTGGGCGCGGCGCAACCGGCCTAGCGGCTGGACTATCGCCGCAGTCACACGCACCAAGCACACAGCCGACAACTATACGGTTCGGTTCAGAAAGGAATGATGCGAGAAACAATCGAAGGCGCCGGAGTTACGGCACCAACCAACAGGGTCAATCTTCGCTTCAGCGTTGACGTTGATCTGGCCGCATGGCGAGCCGAGTACGGTACTCGTGAGTCATGGGCTGACATCAAGGAGAGCATCCGATATGCGGCGCTAGAGGCCATTCGCACGGCGGCATTCGGCCACCTAGCGCACGTCTTGACCGTTCAGGAGTCGTGAGGGCAGCGGCGATCATGCGGCACCGCTGATAGGCCGTCATCCGTATGCGGCGGTCTGGTTAGATCACGGCGGACAGTATCGCGGCGCGGTCCTGTCCAGCGCGATCTAGCGCTAACGGCTAGGAGTAGAACGCAATGGCACGCACCTACAACAGGCTAGGCGGCGAGAAGACCAGCATCGGCGGCATGGTCGCTGCGGCTGTAGAGGACTTGGAGAACGGGCAGCGCAGCGTATGGCGCAGCGTCACTCACTACAGCGTAGAAGGTGAGGCTAGCAGGAGCGGCCGCGTATGGTCGCTGAAGCTCCGCCACTACGGAACGATCATTCTCGCAGTCTCGCAGCACTACAGCGGCGAACGTACATCGGCCATCGGCCCCTATTGGTGGGGATCAAAAACCGACATGGCCGCGATTGCCAAAACGCACCGCGCGCTAGGTATGCGGCGCTCAATCAAGCGCGGGCAACTAGTCAGCTACTAGAGGAGTAAGAGGCTATGCAGTCATTCCCGATTCGCGGCCGATTCGTGCCGTGCTGGTGTGGGCTTCCGCCCGCTAATCACAATACCAACCTAGCAGCTCAGGACCGCGGCGCTTGGGCAGGGCACGAGTACGCGCCGATCAAGCCGCCGCAGGAATCCCCATTCGTTAGGCGGGCACGCTCTGCGGCGCTGCCCACGAAGGAACTTTGAGCATGAGCGGGCCGGATGGCTTCCGCCGAGTCTCGGCTACGGCTGAGGAGCGGGCAACCTACGGCAAGCGGGCGCCTGCGGTCTATCGCCTAGAGTGCCTAGAGTGCGGCGCGCGCATATGGGGATCGGGTCTCGGCATCGGATCACATCGGCGCAGTCGTGCTCACATGCGGCCCGGACTGCTACGGCAAGCCGAGCACATGGAGTCACTCGCGGCACAGGCGAGCGGCACGGATGCCGACTGGTACAAAGCCGATGCTGCCCGACTGCGGGCGCTCGCTGAGTAGACTTGCGGCGCTGCCGCAGTCCTGCTAAGGTGATTAGGGCACACAACAAGGCAACGCAACGGCTAGGAGAATGACGCAATGACAACGCGCAAGCATCGCAAGGCGAGCGACCAGTATCCGCCCGCGGGACCATCGGCTATGCCGCATGAGGACCGCCCGATATGCGGTTGGTGCGGCGGTCGGTACGTCCCCGGATTCTGGCCTTGGCACGCAATGTGGAATCACACTCACGGCCCGTACACGAAAGGCGACTGGCGCGATGCCATGCCGCCAGACGTTCCGAGTAACTAGCGGCAAGGCACGCCGCACAAGCATCGCGGCGATGGCCGCGGAGAAAGGCTAGGACCATGACACTTACTAAGGCGTTCAGGGATCGCGGCGTCACGCAAGAGGACGTGACGCGCTGGATAGAGGAGATGCGGCGCGATCTGCCGCCCGGTAGCACGGTCTATACCACTGTCAAGCACGTCGCACGCTCCGGCATGAGCCGATCTATCGACGTGCATACCATCGAGGACAACGAGCCGCGTTGGATGAGCTACCGCGTCGCGGCCATTCTCGGCGAGTCCTTTGATGAGCAGCGCGAATCGGTGAGGGTCTACGGCGCGGGAATGGACATGGGCTTCCAGCTTGTCTACAACCTGTCCAGTGTGCTCTACCCTCGCGGTTTCGGCTGCATCGGCAAGGACTGCCCATCGAACGATCATTCAAACAGTGACCGCGACTACACGCCGCACACACTGAGCGGCATGACTGGCAAGGGTGAGGACGTAGTAGCCATCGGGCTCGCACAGGAGCAGGACAACGGTCCCAAGGCGGGCGGTTACTGGCACTGGCACAGGAGCGGCGGCTATGCGCTGCGTCAGAGGTGGATGTGATGATCGCACCCGATCCGACCATGCCCGAACTCGATATTGCGGCGATGGTCGCCTACCTGTCGGAGCATGGTTACTCCGTGAGAAAGGCTAGAGCATCGCGGGCCGAGGGTCCGCTAGGCACGACACTAGCGAAGGCACCCAAAGGGCACGAGCACTGCGCCGAGCACTATAAGGTCAACGGCTACCGTAAGCCTGTCTGCATCGCGGCGGCTGGCACGGTTCGGGAGAATGGCCGCGACACTGGCGAACCTATCGGCCCGCAGTGGACCGAGCGCGACACGGTTCTACGCTTCGCGCTCGACATGGCCGCCGCACGTCCCGATCCGTCGCAGTCACACGACCGCGCATGGTGGGACGCATGGCACGAGGCACGCAACGCGGCGCTAGACGCCGCACAAGAGGAACGCTACGCGGCGCTCCATGAGACACGAGAGGAGAACGCAGCATGATCCCGGTATTCCCGTGCAATGAGCGATTCGGCAAGCGTGCGTATTGCGCTCTGGATCGCGGCCACGATGGGCGGCACCTGTCCGCCAGTACACCCCGAGGACGAGAGGCGCAGATTCAGCGAATGCTCAACGGCATCCCCGTACCGGAGAATCCGGCACGCTTGCAAGGGCCAGAGGTCGGCGCTCTATGTCTCTACAAAGGCGAGCCGGTCACCGTCACGGCGCGGTCCTATGTCTGGTCACCTGAGAAGCAGCAGCCGAGCGGCTACTACGGATTCCGCCGCTATGACCTGAAGGTGATTCAGCGCGCGCGCGGAAGCCTACTCGTTGACGACAAAGACCTGACGCCCGCATGAATCAACGCGAGACAAAGCCGCATCAGGATCGCGGCCAAACAATCACCTAACGCAACGGAAAGAGGCTAGGAATGGCAACGAAAACAGACACGCGGCAACAGGCTAAGGAACGGTCTGAGCGAGCATTCACAACCATGCGAGCGGCAGAGGCGAAAGGCTTAGACGAGATGGCAGCGGCCAGTATCGCGCGACGCTTGGAGTATCTACGCGGCGAGATCGAGGCCGAGCGTATCAGCATGAGCGAGGTGGCCGAGCTGCAATCGCTGGCGGAGTACATAGAGCCGAGCGACGTGGTGCTCCTAGAGTGGGCGGGCGTACCGGAGTTTCCCGAGGAGGAAAGTGACTGCGGATCATGTGGCTCCATCCTTGGATTAGAACTGGCGGACGATGGCGACCTATATCACGAGCCTGATGAGGACTGCCGCGCGGTTCGCATCGCGCACAAGCCAAAGGGCGCAGACAATGACGACCTAGAGGCACTGGCCGCACGCTTTGAGCGCAACGCGGCGGATTGGCGAGCGATAGGCGGCAATCCTGACCTAGCCGCCGCAAGAGGACTTGGATTCTCTAGCGGCATGGCTGAGGCGTGGCGTTTAGCGGCTGAGGAGGTACGTCGCGTCCTGCGGCGCGATCCCGACTACTACGACCTAGACGATGAGGAGCGGCTAGTCGCCGCATCACAGACGCTTGACGACATGATCGGCCTACCACGCGACGTGCTGGATTCCGTGGAAGCCAAGCGCAAGACCCTAAAGGACGGCTAGGACATGGCACAGAAGCACACGGCGGAGGGGATCGTAGAGAGACTCGCCAACCGTCTGAGCACCGATCTTGGATCGAGCCGTCTGTCGTTTCATGTCTGCGGCGACTGGCACGAGTTTTCGCTATTCATAGACGATGGCATCCGAGTTACAGCCAGTTTTTGGACGCGCTTCTTAGACGACGAGAAAGGTGGCACGGCATGATCTACACGCAGACGACCTATGACGTGGTAGAGATCAACGGCACGCGGCACGAGGACGTGCTCCCCACTCCTCGCCTCATCAGTGAGGGAACGGCTGGCAACTGGCTGCCGCGCTTCCCTGTCGAGGCATACCGCCAGAGCGTCTACAACGGCAAGGAGATATGGCGCGTGCGTGACGATGCTTATGACCCGCCGCAGACCGAATACGTCCGCGTGCGCGTCGAGGTGGTCGAGCGATGAGCACGCTAACCGTTCGCCATTGCGTGGGAGCGCCGCGAGCCATGAAGAAGAAGCGCACGACCCCACGCTGCCCGCTGTGCGGTCGCTTTGCCCGCTATGACGCTTACTACAGCCGATGGTGGTGCGAGCGTGACGAGAGAGAAGTCAGGCCATGAGCCGCCGCAATCAGGCATCCCCTATTCGTCCCGCGTCACGCTGGCGAATCGCGGCGAACTATCTACTCGGCGCCGCATTCTTTCTCGGCATCTTGTTCGGCTTGTACTGGATGCTGCTAGGAGCGCCGCAATGACTGCTAAGACGGTCCAGATCATGAACGTAGTCCCGAGCCATCCGGGGCGCGGCGAGCCGTCACGAATCACGGCCTACGTCCTGCTCGAATACATCAAGAGTCAACCCCTAGCTAGTCAAGAACTGACCGAGGATGCGGCACTCAAACTGGCTAGCCAAATCCTCGCCGCAGTCATGGCGGTACGCACCGCGAATAGGACGCCGCGATGATGGGTCCAGACGACGACTACACGCTACGCATGGAGGAACGCGGCGATCCGTTCTATGACGGAGAGCAGGAGCAGTGCTCGGTATGCGGCGCCGCGAGCACAATCGAGATTCACGACGAGGAGCAGTCCATCACGGTCTGTGCGCTCTGCGGCAATGACCAATGAGCGCCACCGGCTGGCTGATATTCGCAACCATTGAGTACTGCGTAGCCTTGTCCGCTCTGATACGCGGCGCTCGGTCTAGCGAGTACCTTGCATCAACGGTTGGCCTATTGCTCGGCACTTTCTTCGCTTGTGTCGGCACCGTGTGCGTACGGTTGGCTTTCCCATGATTGCCGCGAAGATCGGCAAGGTGCTTGGAGCATGGTGCGACAGCGAGCGTGAGTCCGCATTCGTGGTGCTCACGAGCGAGGATGAGATTGCGGCTATAGC